CTTCCGCATGATCTTTTCGCCCGGCAAACAGGCGGCAGACATCGAGAAAGCATTCCGAGAAGCATACGGGGATCGCCCGCAAGAGTTGAATGTCCGGTTTGCTGACGCGTCTGTAAAAGAAGTTTGGGACGCAAATTATGAGTGCTACAAGCAGGGCGGGCTTGTGGCGAAAGCTGGCACAAATGAAACCGGCGCGTACTGGATTTTCTATCGTGACCCTAACACAATGGAAGTATTAGTCCGCAACAGCGCCCCTGTCGGGGAGGATGGCCGGGCATTATTCGAGAAACCGATTAACTTGAATACTCCAATTTATAACATGGCAAACGGCGACCCAGCTTTGCTGGAAACTGTTGGACGCTTGCAGGTTGTAATCCCCGAAGTGGCGCACCTTGCGGTTGGCTACTTTACATTTCAACCAGGCTCACCGCGCGACATTCGCAATATCAGCGCAGAGATTGCAATGTACGCAGCAATGGCTTCATCCTATGGAAACTCTATAACCGGCATTCCGTTCGTGCTGGGTCGGCGCAAAGAAGAAGTAACCAAAAACATCAACGGGAAACTCTCCAAAGGCACATCCTGGCCCGTGCACCTTACGGCTGGCGGTGTGTGGGGCAAACAAGCCATCGAAATGATCGAGCGCCTTGCATTGCCTGAATACATCGAAGGTGAAGTTAAAGACGTTACAGCCAATGCCCCTGATTCAGAAGATGCCCCCCCGGAATGGGAAGGTGATCCATTTGCACCTGAGGAAGTTCCCTCCAAAGTTTCACCCACTCCCACTGAACAAGTAGACACCCATGAACTTCACGCTGAACTGGTGAAGGAGTTCTCGAAGAAGTGGAACGCAGCACTCAAGAAAACTGATATGAAGAAACTCCCGAAGATCAATGGCAATTCAACTACCGCTCAAATCCGCGAAGCAATTGCGGGCATTGACGCAGCGGTGGCCGCCTCCGCCTAACCCTCCCCCGCTCCGCTGGTGCGTTGGATTGGCTCGAACGCACCGTCGGGGCACCCTCATCAGGTTTCCTGTTCCAGCCTCAAACAGGGAGAAAGGTTTTGTCATGCGCAATCCGAAATACATCATAATCAACGGCAAGCAACTATCGGAGATTTTGGAAGCACATAGAAAATGGGTGCTTGGAGATGATGGTGGAGAACGCGCCGATCTGAGTGCCGCCAATCTGAGTGCCGCCAATCTGCGTGCCGCCGATCTGAGTGCCGCCAATCTGAGTGCCGCCAATCTGCGTGCCGCCGATCTGAGTGCCGCCAATCTGCGTGACGCCGATCTGCGTGCCGCCGATCTGAGTGACGCCAATCTGCGTGCCGCCAATCTGCGTGCCGCCGATCTGAGTGCCGCCAATCTGAGTGCCGCCAATCTGCGTGCCGCCGATCTGAGTGCCGCCAATCTGAGTGACGCCGATCTGAGTGACGCCGATCTGCGTGCCGCCGATCTGAGTGACGCCAATCTGCGTGCCGCCAAAAATAAAGAAATGGCGGAGGCCGTTACTTGTATTATCCCTGACGGCGACATCATCGGCTGGAAAAAGTGCAAGGACGACGTGATTGTCAAGCTCTCAATACCCAGCACCGCAAAACGCAGCAATGCCACTGACCGCAAATGCCGCGCTGAATACGCAACGGTTATTGAGGTTTTCGGCGCGGAGTATGGTGTCACGACAAATCACGGCCCGCGCACAGAATATCATGTCGGGGAGATTGTCCGCCCTGATAAGTGGGATGCAAACCGCTGGGAAGAATGCTCAAACGGCATTCACTTTTTTATCACTCGCTGGGAAGCTGAGCACTACTAACCTCCCCCGCTCAGCTAGTGCGCTGGCTTGGCTCGGACGCACTAGCGGGGCAACCTGGGCAGAAGTTGTGATGGGTGACACAATCTGACTGTAAATCAGACGGGCCGTGCGTCCTTGAGAGTTCAAATCTCTCTCTGCCCACTACATTTATTTGCTGAAGCCTGCTCATCCTATGACCTCAAGCGCAAACGCGCATGGACGAGACGGACGGTCGGCCAGCCGTCCGGGGCAGGCATCAGCAAATAAACGAAAGGATTTGATTATGACAGACTCAACGATCAAAAGCAGTCTGCTCGCCCTGGGCCTCAACGAACTCCAAGCCGCAGAAGCGGCAGAAGCAGCCGCCAGCGACGCATTCCACGACAGCAACCTTTCGTCTGACCGGGAAGCGTGGCTCGCCGCCTTCAATCGGGCGCAAGAGTTGCGGCGTCTGTACAAGCTGGGCGATGCCCTGATACTCTCGAGAGGATTTTGACATGAGCGCAATTGACAAATTAATCGCAGTTTGCAAGAGTGACCTGGATGACGAAATGCTGGATCTGGCGCTTGAGGCAGAGCGCGAACTAGCCAGCCTCCGGGCAATCGAGAAGGCGGGGGGTGGACTGGTTGTTTATCGCCGCCGCGTCGGGCCGCTCAACTTCCAACTAGAAAAGGCTGACTATTTCATTGATGAAATTCGTAACGCGTTCGGGGGTGAGGGATGAGCAAACACACCCCTACCCCTTGGAAGGTATTTGTACACGGAAGGGTAACCGAAGTCCATGACAAGGACAGTAAGGCGATAGTGTCGTGGATGGGATTTGATGAACCAGACCGCACGCTGGCGACGCACCGAGCAAACGCCCGCCTGATCGTCAAAGCCGTAAACGCTTACGCCGCGAAGACCGCAGAAGCGGAGAAGCGGAAGCGGAGAAGCGGAAGCGTAGGGCAGTCGTCATGGAACAAATGAGCTATGTGTGGTAATATTGTAGTGCGAGGCGAAATTGAACGGTAACGGAAAGACGTTTTCTTTTAACCTGATATACTCTACTGGTTCCCCAGCGATACCGTTTCGCCTCGCAACGATTCGGCTTTCCTCGCTGGGGAACCGCTATTTAAGCCGAGACCCGGTAAAGGTGGAATGATGATAGCAACACAAAGACAAACCCAAACACTGACCCCCGAATTCTTCTGCAAGATTTTCGACGAGATCGGACGCGCCGCGAACCGGCTCTATAACCGGGCTTTGGCAGGGGAGCCGATGACCTCCCGTGATGTGGCAATGGCGGCGGAGTATCTACAAACATACATTGATATTTTGGAAATAATGGAAGATGCACCGGTGGTGTTCAGCGGGGCCGGGCGCGTGAGTTTCGAGTGAGGGAATGATGAGCAAAACAATACTCTCAGAAATTGACGGCTTTACGCCGTTGCCCGATTTGCTTGTAAAGAGATATGGGCTTTTTACTGCCGCTGTGTTTGGGCGTATGTGGCGATATTGCCAGATGCAGGATGGAATTTGTAGGGCAACCCTGGATACATTAGCCAGCGAACTAAACATCAGTAAAATGACGATCATCCGCCATATTGAAACCCTAGTATACGACGACTTCCTAAAAGACACAACTCCAGACCGAAAGAACAAACCGCACGTTTACGCCGATACTGGAAAAGTGGCAATGTACAACAAATTCGGCATGGCCCTCACGGTAACAGAAAGTAAGAGCGAAAAACCCACTCTAACAGAAAGTGACTCTGCGTTAACTTTAAGTGACTCTCAGAGTCACACAGAGTTACTTGAAGATAGTAAGAAGAGAGAATCTAAGAAATCCCTTCCGCTTGAATGGAAAATCGCCCACGGCGAACCCATCACGGAAGAAGACGTAACACAACCCGCTTTAGAGAATAACGCACTAATTGAATTCGAGAAGGCTTTAGGTTTTGGTACTTTGCCCTGGGACTCAAACACTGTATGGACTTCCTTCAAGAAGTTTGTCGTCAAGGTACACACCGCCAATTCTAAAGTTTTTGCCGACTATAAGGAATGGCGCGACGGTGACGGAAAATACAAGGCTTTCAGCAACCGGAAGATCCGCGAAAATCCAAAGATGTTTATGGACACCGGCTACCCCGAATACGAAGCCAGCAAGATGTATCACCGCACAGACGAAACCCGCCCCGAGTATCAGCCCGTTCCTGATACGCCAGTTGTCCGCACTCCCCGCCCGGCGAATGTTCCCCGCCCGAATATCAATTTGAGAGGTGTTTGATGTCACAAAACAAAGATAACGAAACCGGTCTACTCGGCGCGGTTATGCGTGACCCGGCTCAATACGAATCGATACGCGAACTGGTAACGGCGAATGATTTTAGCTGGCAGTGCTATGGCTGGGCCTGGGAAATATTCGAGAAGCTGCACACCAACGGAATGGTGATCGATGTCATCACCGTTGGCGATGAACTCGAGCGGATAGGCAAGTTGGATGAGTTCGCCCTGGAAGGCGGACAATTCCGCGCCCGCGCTGCCCTCTCCCATATCCGGGCAGATGGCAACCCGCGCGCCGTGGAAACTTATGCAGCAAATATCCTTGACTACTCTGCTAAGCGTCAGATCGTCCCGCTGATGAATGACGGCGTGACCTGGGCCGCCAACGGGCGTCGGGGTGCGGACATTATCACCGACCTGACGCAGCGGCTATCGAAGATCAAGACATTTGACAGCAAGGCAAGCCAACACGCGCTGACGTTGGCTGAGGCGGTATCCCAGGCATACGATTACACCGACCGCGCGGCGCGCGGTGAGATCAAGACGGTCAAGACCGGATTTATTGACCTTGACCGAATTCTGAAAGGCTTGTACGGCGGGGATGTGTATTACATCGCAAGCAGGCCGGGGCAGGGCAAGACAGCATGGCTCGGGTCACTCGTCAAGAACGTGGCTGAGACCGGCAAGCGCGTCGCCGTGTTTGAGCTCGAGATGACCAACCAGGCAATAGCCATGCGGTTACTCGCGCAACAGAGCGGCGTGTCAGTGGACAAGCAACGCAGCGGCGAAATGGAAGAATACGATTGGCCGAAATATACCCAAGCCGTTGAGACGCTGGCCGAGTATCCGGTATTCCTCAACGACCTCCCCTCCATTTCCCCTGCTCGCATCAGGCAGGAACTTCGCCGCATTGGTGTGGTGGATCTGGTTGTTATAGATTACATCCAACTTGCATCGGCGGACGCCCGCGAAGATAAGCGTTACATGGAATTGGCGAATATCGCCCGCGGCTTGAAGGCGATTGCAAAAGAATTCGACGTGCCGGTGATTACCGCCGCGCAGTTATCCCGGGCTGTGGAAATGCGAGCCGAGAAAAAGCCGATCCTGTCCGACTTGAAAGAATCTGGCGGGCTGGAAGAAAACGCCGATGTCGTAATGTTTATCTACCGCCCTGACCAGGACGAACAAAACAAAGCCGAAATTATTGTAGCGAAGCACCGTAACGGGCGCGTTGGAATGTGTGAATTGATATATATCCCCCACTTGACCCGATTTGATAATCTAGCGAAAGGATATTAGCATGAGAAGGCCATACCGACAGGACGGAAAGACCGTGCCCCAGGTGGCGCTTGAGATCGTCCGTTCCCACCCCGAGGGCGTGACAGCGCATTACCTGTCAAAGAACCTGGGATGCTTGTTGAAGTCCGCATACGCCGTCATCGACGGGCTGGTGCGGAACGGTCTTGCGCGCAAGGAGTACCGGGACGGGCGGACGCGGCGCGATTTCGTGGTGACGGCGAAGCATGTTTGTTACGTGTCACCGGCTTATGGCGGCGGGTGCTTCAAATGCCGCTTCGAGCAACGGAAAGAGTATTACAAGAGCGAACCATTTCCAATCTACGGCAAAAGCGGGCGCTATATGCCCCACGCCGACAAAGCGAAACATTGAAAGGATAAATACCATGAGTACGCGTCCGATTATCTACTGTGTCAATTACCAAAGCTGTCACAATTTTGTTGACTTCTCCGGTTCCCTGTGCGACGATTGCAAGGACGCCGCAAGCAAGCTGACGCACGCGGTTTTGCAGGATTACAACCCCGACTCACTGAGCAAAAACGAAGGGTTAAGAAGGCACCTGAAAAGAGGCAAGAAGAGATGACACCAAAACGAATACAAAGGCGTAGAACAAAAGGCTGGAAGATGCCGCCTGGCACGGTCTATGTTGGCCGCCCTACAAAGTACGGTAATCCTTTCAAAATTGGCGATCCTCATCCTGTGTTTAGCGTCCCGATGGATGCTGAGGATGTTTGCAAAATGTACGAATGGGGTATGGTAAACGTCAAGCCTGATTTGTCAGAGTTGCGCGGCAAAAACCTTGCCTGCTGGTGCAAAGAAGGTGATCCGTGTCATGCCGATGTCCTTCTGCGGCTTGCGAATGAGGCGAAGCCATGACCACCGCCACGCGCAAGGAAATTACCACACATATTGAAAAGTGTGGTATTTCCCTTGTGCTCCCTTGGCCTGACCTTCGCCTGTCGCCAAACTCACGAAAGCCTCACCGCTGGCTTACGAATGTCCGAAGCATCGCGCGCAATACCGGATTCTTCGCGGCGAAAGAAGCCGGGTGGTCTATACCTGATAGAACGCCGCTGCACCTGTATTTGACCTTCTGCCCGCCTGACCATCGGCGGCGGGATGACGATAACCTTATTGGCGCTTTTAAGTCGTACCGTGACGGGATCTTCAAGGCGCTGTGTGTTGACGATTCAAACGTAAAACTCACCACCTATGGCATCGGGAAGAAAACCGAAGGCGGGGCGGTGATAGTAAAAGTTGTGGTCATTAGACCGGAAAGGATAGGAACGAAATGATAATTATCTTGGAAGCATTGGCCGGAATGGGTTTGGCTCTCCTGCTGGTTTGGTTTCTGCTGATCGCTATAGGCCTGGGCGCGATGGTAGACCACAAGAACTCGGAGGACGAATGAACCGCTTTATTCGCTGGCTCGAAGCCAAGCCTGCCCGGGCCTGGTACATCAGCCTGGCGGGTTGGCTGGTGTTTACGGCTCTGTGCACGCTGGCATTGGCGGCGGCCACAGCGGGGCTGCAGCCATGAACGGCTGGCTGCTCTGCACCATCGCAGCCGTTGCGCTTGTGCTGCTCTTTGCGGGCGCGTGTATGCTGGCGCAGGTGCGTAATGCCCGGCGTGTGGACGATGACACGCCGACCGCCGGGCAGATCAAGTATGCATTCAAGAAAAGAGGATGATATGAGTATCAAAAGTTTTCTGCAAACGTGGCAAGTCATCAAACACGACACGCCGCCCGGCAAGAAGTACGGCCCCATCCCTGGCACAAATCTGGTCCGCGCCCCGTCCGGCGAAGAGGCGCTGCGGCTCGCCGGGATGGATGGCAGGACGCAAGCCGGTAACAAGTTCACAGTCGCCAACCACAAAGGCAACGGCGTGTACGAGATCAAGGCTGAGGACTGGCCGCAGCAGCCCCCTGCCCCGGCTCATATCGGATAATATACGCGGAATGTGTATTGTCCGATATCTGTTGCAGCCGGGAGCGGACGGGCGCAGGGGGCGGGCACAAGTAGGATAAATATGAAAATAAAACCTGAAGCCTATGAAATAGCTTACGAATGTATGAACTGCCATACTGTTAATTTTATTTCTTACCCTATGGGTGAACACGCACCGAGCGACCCCGAATTGACGTGCCGCTATTGCGGATGCGGCGAGTTCTACCCCCCACGCAAGCCAACGTCCAAAGATTACACGGGCAAGTAACCGCGCCGGGAGCGGGCGCAGGGGGGCGGTGAGGGTTGACATATTCTTTCCCTGGGCGTAAAATAAAATAAAAAGAAAGAGATAACGAATGGATACATCTACACCGTTGAACCAGTTGGAAGCAGGCCGCGCAAAAACAGAGGCGGAATACAAGCTAGGCAAGAAGCTCAAATACCGTGAGCTTTACGGTTATACACCCGAGCAAATCGGAGCCCGTTTTGGAATACGCCCGCGAGAAGTCGCGGAGATGGCAGGGCGGGAGAATGGCGAACCGAAAGGAACAAGATCATGAAACTATCACCAAAAAGAATTGCCGGGTTTGCGGCTAAGGCTGTAATCGGCGCGGTTGTATTGGCCTTCCTGGGTCTGCACAGCATTAATTTTTTTATGTTCACCTTCCCTGTTGAACAGTCGTATTACGCATGGCTGGGTTTTGGGTTGACCGGCGGCGGGCTAGTTGGGTATTTAATCGTTTTTCTCTGGGAGGCAGATACCGCCCTGAAAAACTTTGTTTCCTTCGCCATGGTGATTATCTGTGGGATCGGCGAAGTTCTCGCAGCCCTTTTTGGGATGCAAATTGAATCGTGGAAGAAGGCCGGGTTTGCTCTAACCGAGCAGGATTTCAACACAATGCTTTTAGTGGTTGGGATTTTGGCGTTTATACACTTCTTCGCCCTGGTCGCCTACCTTGCCGGTGAAAAGGTCATCGTCTTATTCGGCGATGAAGACGGGGACGGCATAAAGAATTACCGCGATAAGGATTACAAGAAGAACAAAGGCACCGCGCCCGCGCCCGTCTATGCTCAGACTTCCCAACAGCCCGCGCCGCAGCACTCGCTCGATGAGTTCCTGCAAGTGGCCGGATTGACCCGCGAACAGGCCCGCGCCCAGTACGCAGATCGGGATGCGTTCATGGGTTTTGCCAGCGGCAAATTTGATTACATCTCGGGCGGCAACATGAAGCGCATCCACGGCGAGTTGATGGGAACGGGGAACGGTGCAAACCCTCAGGTGGGGCAGCGCCGCTAAAGGATGTTGCCCCTGACAATGAGCCAACAGCCCTGTTGGTACTTGATGAGGCAGAGGAAGAAAGTGCCCACGAGGAGCCAACAGCAAAGCTGGATGCCAACAGCAGGTTTGAATGGCGTAACGACCGCGACCCTTGGGCAGTTGTAATCAGGCACAGGGGCGGCGGCAGAAAACGAAAGACGATATACACAATCTCGAAAGGTGGCAGATATGCTAAACAGTGGACAGAATGGGAAAGTGCCAGAGAAAACTACATTGCCAACAGAAGCCAACAAGCCAACAAACGAGCCAACACAGGAAGAAGTGACGGAAATGGAGTTGGTAGTATTGAATTCGTTGTTGGCAAAGTACCAGTCACGGAAACTTATCTCAATCTCTCATCGGCTTCTGAACGGAAAACAAACCTACTCCATTAACTTCCCTGTTGGCACATGGGAAATGGAGCGAGGAAAGTTCCAACTCAATGAGCCAACGAGCCAACAGGTGAGCCAACAAACAAGCCAACAGGCGGAAATTACAGTATGAATTTGAAGTTGGCTTTACTGGTTTTAGTGTTGGCATCTCTCGCGTGCGGACAACAGGTCACCACCCCGACCGCCTCGCCCTCGCCGCTCCCCTCCCCCACTGTGACGGATACCCTCCCTCATGCGACGGAAACAATCCCGGCACCTGCGGCGGCTGAGACTGAGTGGATCGGATTTGTCAGACAACCAGTCGTGAATATCCATGAGACGCCGGGCGGAGTTGTTAGAACAGATGTTTGGTTGTCGGCTGGTGCTGTGGTCAAAATCCTCCGCTGCGTTGACGAGTGGTGCGAGATCCAAGAACCGGCCGGCTGGATTTGGCGGGGGTGTTTAGAAGGGGCGCAAAGCAGCCTGGGGTGTGAGGCGGATAAGTAAGGAGTTGAAATGATTAAGTCGAACATTGTCACGATTACAAGAGTTGGAACTGATTGGGTTGATTACTCGGCCGGCCGCGGCGAAAGGTATTCAATCAGCAATCAGAAATTCCCCGGAGCGGAAGTGGGGCAAACGTGGGAAGTGATAACTGACCATTCAGGCCAATACCCCACAGGGAAAGTCATCTCTGCGGTCTTGCGAAGGGGCGCAAAGCAGCCTAGGGTGCGAAGCAGATAGGAGATAAAAATGTTCAAATCAAACACTGTAAATAGTTGGCAATGTGAACGATGTAATCAGATTACCCAGGTGGGTTTAGTTCATGTGTGCCCGAAGTGGGATGGCGGCCAAGTGACTCAATCCGACACTCACGTTATATGGATAGGGCCTGAGCAACAAGATGCACAGATGATGATTGCAATCCATACAAGAACCGTCATTCGAGCACACACGCTGGCGGGAAGCGCCGCTGAACAGAAAGGAAATGAGCCATGAAGAAAAGCGCAAAGCAAGAGATTGCCGTAAGAGTTTTAGAACGCGAAGAACTACGCAAGGCAGCGGGAGTACAAACCTGCTCGCGTTGTCATGGATCGGGATGGACAATGGGCAAACCAACCCGCACTTGTCCACATTGCAAAGGGACAGGGAAAGCGGGCTTTGAATGAGACGACCATCTGACAAACGCTCTGGCGACAAAGCGGCTAAAGCTATCAAACCGCCGAAGAAAAAGGCGGACGCTGAAGCCTGCCGGAACTGCGGCGAGAACGATTGGAAGCAATGTATGCACGGCGAATTTTGTGCATACTGTCAGGCGGCGCGCTAGAACTGGTGTTCTAGTGCATCCACCTTTGAAGCCTACCCTATGGTAGAAAGGATGTTCTATGAGAAGAGACCATCAAAAACCAATGTACCACATCGAAGAAAAAGAAGGGCATCATTACGTTTATTATCTGCAATATACGCCGGTCGAAACTCTGTTCGATGTAACAAAAACACGCGAACAGGCAGAGCAGGCAATCAAGGATCATAAAGACGGTAAACATCCGACGCAGGCGAAATTTGGCTAATTAATCGCACGAACTTTCAATGTTGTAATTGATACCTTTTTAGCATTTGCAAGTCTTGTAATACACATCATCGATAGGGCGGAGGCTGTGCCGCCACGGAGCACTTATGCAAAGTGAACTTGAGCTCATGGCAGGGGCGGACGATCCGCACGGATCAACCAGCCGGATTAAGAAGGCGATGGCGCAACTGATCCGCGAAATCAGTCTTGTAGAAAAGCTGGATGTTTCCGCTGATATTGCACAGCGGGTTTGGGAGCGGGCGCAGAAGATTGATGCTAATACAAGCAGGACGGAAAGCTTCCTGCACTCGCTTGCCAATGTGTTCAAGTTTAGCGCCGGTGAAGCTGAAAGGGTATACCCAAGCAAGAAGAAGTGATATAATACAAGCATTGTTCGGGCGGCGGCGTGGAATGCACAGGTACAACCAATGGCATATTCCAGCGGTTATTGGCCTTAGGACACGCGCTAGTTGCACAGGAAATCCGGAGCTACGATGATAAGATCGCCTGAAATATAGCCTCTGTTAGTATCTGTGAGGGCGCTGGGTAGAGCCAGCTAGCAGGAGTAGCGACCTGCCCGCCTGAACGAAAACAATTCACACTCTTTCCGGTACGCCGGATTGAGAACATGCAGCAAGTACGCTTGCCGCTTCCTAGGTCTCCATAAGGAGATTGGAAGCGGCTTTTTTTGTTTGTAAACATAAACAAGGAGATTGTAAACATGTTAGATCCTATCGTTTTGGCTGCGCTTGTCGCACTCGTGAAAGTGATTGCAGATACCTACTTTCCACAGTTCCCGATAAGTGAGGAATTGATCTATGCCCTGATCGCGGCCTTGCTTGGCTTGTTCGGCCTGGAAGTGGTCAAAGTCGGTGTACAACGCTTCGCGCCAACGAAGCGAGGACTGTTCAAGAAATCGTAGCGGGGGATATGAATAATCCGCTCCGCCCGCCCGCCGCAAAAGCTCTTTTCTCGGTCTTGGCCGACGCCAAAGACTCGCGTCCTTCATTGGTCGGCGGATTGCGGCGGGGCGGATATTAGATATCTTAGCAGGGATATGCCATGACAGAAACCGAAGGTTATAAAAAGCGTAGCGGGATCTCGGGCAACCCCAGGCGTCCGAGTATTGTGGGGTGGCTTCATGCCGCCCGCGCTGGAGGCGGGTTGATCGCCGTCAAAGGTTGCGAGAGTAACGCGACTCGCTGGCAGAAATAATGACACCTGAACAATTATTCGTTATCCAAATCCTGTTGTTATTTGTTCAATTTGGAGGCGCTTTCTCCCTGTTCTTTCTCTCGATGCGGAAAAATAAATCAGAGATAAAAGTCAACCTATCCCAGGAAAAAAATAACCTTGCTGATGCCGCCGAAACAGCGGCAAGCGCATTGATAGAGGCGCTGAAGTTTGCAGAATCGGAGCGTAAGTTATTTGAGCAACGGATTGATGAACTGGAAGCTCGCAAAGGGGAACGGGATAAGCAGATCGCAGACCTACAGGCACAGACGAAGGATTTACTGGACAGTATCGCCGCTGACACGAAACTAACAGAAGAATTACGAGTCCGAATTGCGGAGATGGAAGAAAAATACAACCGGATGAAGCGTGTCAATGAAAAACTAGTCAAAGCGTTGAATGAAGCTGGTGTACCTATGCCTGATTTCAATGGCGACATAAGCGATAGTGTCAGGGGGTTGAGGTGGCCTGCCAAATGAAACTCTACCTCCGCCCCTTGTCCCGCATCGAGCGCCTGATGCAGGAATGGCGCGCACGCCTGGCCGCGTACGACACGAAGCGCCTGGTGGATGTGTGCCTGCTGGGAGTCACATTTGTGTGGTTTGTGTACGTGGTAATTTTCAAGCCGGTGGTGATGCCGTGATCCTGAATAAGCAATACCTCACGAATAATCTGTGGTTTGGCGATAACGAGCGGGCGCATAACCTGCGCGAGCATGAGAAAGTATTGCTCAAGACCCGCGACTTGCGTCTTGCTACGTTGACCTGGGCAGAGCCAAGCCCGTCTCACGAGTGGGGTGTGGATGTATCCGGGCGCTGGGATGGCAATGTCGATTTCACTGTGACGGCCGCGGCGGGCGCTTCTTTTGCGATCATAAAATGTATGGATGGGAGAGTCCCGACTCGCCTATGGCTTGAGAACCGCAATCGGGCAATAGCCGCTGGGCTGATCGTGGGGGAGTATGGCTGGCTGTACCCTCACAAGTACGTGGATTGCAAAGCGCAAGCGCGGGATATGTTCGAGCGAGTGCGGACAGTCCAGAAGCAATTACCACTGACAATTGATTTTGAGTGGACGAAATACAACGGAGTACAAGCCAACCCGACCTACTCAGACCTGGATATTTGGGTTACTGAGTTTATCCGCAATTCCGGCTACAAGCCCATGCTTTACACGGCGGCGGGGTATTGTAATCCGCTGGGCAGGATGCCCGCCGAACTCAAAGCCAAGTTTTGCGCGTTGTGGATCGCGAATTATGGCGTGTTGTTTCCATTACTGCCTTCCGGCTGGTCGTACTGGCAATTCCATCAGTTCGCGGCGAGTGGGGAAGCGAAGCGGATTGCGCCGAACGATACGGGGAAATTAGAGGTTGACCTGGATTATTGGATAGATGATTTGGAATCATTACAGAGATTCGCGAGTGTGCCAGTCACGCCGCCCGGAAACGGAGAACCTATGACGCAGATTATTATCAAAGGTGATGTGTTGACGACACTAAACATCCGGGCCGGGGCCGGGACTGAGCATCAGGTCGTTGGCTCACTCAAAGCCGGTGACAAGATCGAAGCTACCGAGAACATATATCAATGGCTGCACCTGTCTACGGCCAACGGCGCGCCGGTAGTGGGGCAGTGGGCGAGTGCTGGGTCGCAGAAGCAGTACATCAAATGGGATTGGTTCACGGTAGATGAGCCTCCGCCTCCGCCGCCTGCATTCAACTTCCCGCCGCGCTTTGAGGCGCAGTACACCGATGCCGCCGGGAATGTGATCGCGAATCAGTTTTATGTGCCTGAGTAGAAAGGATTGAAATGCACGAACATACCGATAAACCCTGCAAGCACGATTTGAAAGAATGTACCGAGTGCGGCAATGTGTACTGCTCGAAGTGCAGCCAGGAATGGCTCAAAGAAAAGAACGGGATTTATACCATTCCTGCTTCTTGGCCTTACTCTGTTACTGGAATCACGTTTACCACTGCCGACTCTGTGAATACGCCTCATACGCACCAATGACCTTCCCTGACACCCTTGTTATCCCGCCGAATGTGCGCTATGTGCCGGAGCAAGACCCGGTGATCGAGCCGCCTGTGCCGACACTCTGGCGCGTGCTTCATGATGTGGAAACCGCTGCGGGAAACTGGCGGCCTGGCAAGCCTGAGGTACACAGACTCATGCCTGACCATCATGTAGTGCTGACCGAAGAAATACAGTGGCTATGGCGGAGCATGAATCCGCACATGACCGATGTGAAGTTTTGCAAAATGTTCGGGAACAAACTTGCTTTTACTAACGGCTCAGGCTTCCCTGGCCATGCGAATTACATCCTGGGCGAAGAATTGGAAAAGCCGGATCCCCGCTTTGACCAGGCGCGCACCTGCGGCGGAGCGTTGAAAATAGGGCAGATGGTAGGCGATTATCTCTATCTGGAAACGATTGATACCCGCCGCCCAATCCCTTCTGCTGAGTATGTCCTGGCGCGGCGCTGGTTATTCTTCGATGCAGTGTTATCCGGCGACGTTATCAGGATGTTCCCGCAAGGAGATGGCCTCCCTGTCTTTGTGCCGCTGCTTACTGCGACCGATGGCGTAAAGCTGCCGATGTGGAAGTTGCAGAAGTGGACGGGGCCGGGATTGCCGTCGCCGTACCAAATATACACGTAGAAAGGTAATGAACCTTAACAAATGAGTTCTCTTATATGTGAACATTGCGGATCTAACAACGTTCAAAGCAGAGGTCACGCAGTTTATTGTAAAGACTGCGGGAAGTATCAGAAGAAAGAGAAGATCCGGGAAGCGTTCACAGAAAACAGAAAGAATAATACCGCTGAGGTAAGCGCCGAAATCCCGCGCATTATGAGCGACGACGAACTGCTTAAGTTTTTGAAGGTTGACCGCTCACAGTGGACGATAACCAAAGTCGTCTACGGTAAGAGCGAAGGATACCGGAAGGACAGACAAGTCGAATGGGATGTGCGGGATGGAAAAGTCACGTATGGCAGAGTAAGAGACACCGGGAAGCTGCTTATCAAACCGCTTTTTAGTGTCAAGGTATATCTTGAGAAGAAAGTCAACGAGATAGCGGCAAGGAACGAAACCGAGTGGATTAAGAAAGAGGCGACCGCCTACGCACCTAAATACAAATTAATCAAGCGACCCAAACAGAAAGATGCTTATCTTTATGAAATCCTTATGCCTGATTTGCAACTTGGCAGGTTGGTACTCGAGGAAGAAGCGGGCGCGGCGTCCAGCCCGGACTTGTATATCAAAAAGGCAGAGAAAGCGATTGGAGAATTACTGGCAATACCTTATCCGATAGAGCGTATCCTGTTCCCGATTGGAAATGATTTTTTCAATAGCAATACAGCCGAAGGCATGACGGTACACGGTACGCCACAACGGGACGATGTGAGATGGCAAAGAACGTATATGCTGGCAAAACACATGATGATTAACGCAGTTGAGAGCATGACAACTATTGCGCCGGTTGACATCCTGATTATCAAAGGCAACCATGACGAGGAACGCATATTCTACTTTGGAGATACGCTTGCATCGTGGTTTCACAAAAACCCGAATGTCACGATAGACAACAGGCCGATAGGACGAAAATATTACAGTTACGGAAAAGTTTTACTCGGGCTGGCACATGGATATTACGAGAGAGACACAAAACTTGATGCGCTTATGGCGCACAAAGTTCCCGACCTGTGGGCTAAGTCTGTATACAGGGAATGGCACTTGGGCGACAAGCACCACAAGAAGGACACACTTATCAAGACAGATGAGTTTGAGAATGGAGTAATGGTGAGAATTTTCAGAAGTCTTGCAGATCCGAGTGTTTGGGAGTTTGACAAAGGTTTTGACGGGTCACTGAGAGCCGCCGAGGGCCTTTTGTGGCACAAAGAGCGCGGGTTGAAGGCTCAGTTCCCGGTGAGTATGTAGCGGTCACGCGGTGGAGGCGTGGCGGCTGAAAAAGAAAGGAACGTAAATGCTAATACAGCTTACCAATGACAGATGGGAAAAGTTTTACGTGAATACTGAGTTGATTGAAGCGATATTTGTCAGAACAGGAAATACTTCTGAAATCAAGCTCACTACAGGCAGGTATGTTACCTGTATTGAGTCACCTGAGTATGTGGCTAAGGCTATAAATGGTGACGTGGAGAAAGGAACGTAAATGTCAAAAGAAACAGTCGAAATCTCCGGGTTGATGCTTCGGACGCTGGGCCAGTACATTGTTGTGGAACTAGAGATTAACGGCAAATGGCACATAGTCGCTAGAGATTATCAAGGCCCGACCGAAACGTCTATCTCGCACATTATCGAGCCTGCCGGAATTCTCACAGCAATTCAGAGCGGCACGCCGGATCAAGGATGAGATTGATATGACCTGGAAAGAGTGGTTTATCCATTTTGCGAGTTGGTTACACACGTTTCCGAAGAAACACATAGACGAACATCTTTGGGTTTCGGTCGCTGGCGAGAAAGACCATACGTGCATGATATGCGACGGGTACGGAGTGGAGGAAGAAACCACGGTGATGACCCGGAAGGAAAAACCAGTACGCCGCGCAGATAAAGCGAAACCAAGAAAGGCAAAGCGATGAGATTTATCCGCCTGATCCTGATGCGCCTGGGAACCTATCCGCTGATTACAGATGGATGGATTTTCCGGTGTGCGTGGTGCGCGAAATGTGGCGGGCATGTGGTCGTAATGCGTCCGGGTGACTTCCGGTGCGCGAGGTGTGAGAATTGAAAGGAATATAGTCGTGACTATGATAATCCTGACTATAAAATTGACTGTGCTTATTTGGAAAGGCAAATGAGTATGAACGTGGATTATCCAACAGACGAACAGTTAGAGAAGATAAAGACATGGGACTATAAAGATTTGCGCGGACTCATGGATTACATACAAGGTTTGTGGGAGTTCGCGGAACGTGGCTGGATACAGGAAGGCAACATATACACATTAATTACAAGTGGGTGGAGCGGCAATGAGTCTATTGTCGGCGCACTTTCCGATAATACTATGGTTTGGGCGTTGTATTGGCAATCATCCACCCGTGGCGGTAGGCATGTTTTTATGCCGCTGACTTCCGAGAATATGGATAAGCTCGATGGACGTGGATAACGATAATCTCCCGCGCTGGTGGGTCGTGCTGGCCCTGGTGATACTGTTCCTGCTGGCGTACGCGCTGACCGCGCCGGTCGTGCCGTGGTGGTGAGATGAGATACCTGCTGATCGTCATCTTCCACTATCTGCCGTTCCCGAGCATATTCCGGGCGCTGGTGCGGCCGCGGGGCAGGGCGCGATGAGAATATACGTAGCAGGACCGTACACAAAAGGCGACGTAGCAGAAAACGTCCGCAATGCAATTATGGCCGGAGACACTCTGCGGGCACTAGGACACACGCCGTTTATTCCACACCTGACACACTTCTGGCATTTTCTTAGACCGCATGGCATTGATTACTGGTATTCCTACGATTTAGAGTGGTTGGAAATGTGTGACGCTCTTTTCCGGCTACCCGGTGAAAGTCACGGAGCCGACGCAGAAGAATTGAGAGCTAAGGAACTGGGGAAGCCTGTATTTTATACGTATGAAGGATTACGAACGCGATGATCTTTCGCATTATGCCGTCTGACCCGGAGTATGAAGTGTTCGCCTTTCTCTCGCACGCAATCGCCGCGCTGACAAATCCGCATGTGCATTTCGACCTGCGCGGTATGCCGGATACGGAGCGGCTGGCAGACTTGGCGTACTACACGGCGCAATTCGAGGAGCTCACACATTGAGCAATAAACTGATATATCAACGGCGATATATTGCATGAGGCGATATGAGTAGCAGACGGGAGATAGGGGACGGGCGACGGGATCACCGGGAAGCAGACACGGTTAGAACGTCCATCGTAAAAGAGACGGCTCAGTTTTTGGCGCGAATGGTTGCGCTCCACATGGACCCGGTGCCATACGACCATGTGCATACAGTAGACGGTCGCAGATTTCGTGTAACAGTCAAGGGCTACGCTGGCGATGAGATCGACGTGCGGCTGAGTAAGTACGCCGGGAAGCTGGGATTATACGGCGAGCGGGACCAACTGGATTGATGGAGATGCAATGCGCGGTGATTGGGTGCAATGTACATCATGCGGTGAGGAAAGCATATTCGTTTGGCGAGATCCAGCCGATTTCGTCTGTTCTGTCTGCGGAGGCAATGCGGTGATTGAATTCAGTTATACGCAAGGTTTACCGCCGTTTCGGGCTTTTGGCATTGTTGATGATAATGATATTTGTCGTAAGCATAAAATATGAAAATCCTAACCTACTCCCTCCTCTCCGTCCTCATCTCCCTCCTCATGTTCGCCCTGCTTCCGCTGATCCTGGTGGCGTGGCTGATGTGGCGCGCGCATAAGCGCAAGGTTCTGACGCTTGTGCCACATGCCAGATATGTCAACGAGTGGATCGATGACCTGGAGCGCGTCCTGTGCGATAGCGGCCAGCCGGGGGCAAGATGAAAGAAGGAAAGGAATTGAATATGCACAAACATACTGACAAACCCTGCAAGCACGATTTGAAAGAATGTACCGAGTGCGGCAATATATATTGCTCGAAGTGCAGCCGAGAATGGCTCAAGGAAAAGAACTGGATTTATACCATTCCTGCTTCTTGGTCTTACTCTGGTACTGGAATCACATACACCACTGCCGACTCTGTGTCTACACCTCATACACACCCATGACCCACACGATGATTTACACCGGCGAGCACGCTGGCGGCGAGTACGATGGCGCGGAGGAATGGCGCTGCCCTGTCTGCGGCCGGGATATGCTGTTTGAGTACGACCCGCCTGGAATGATCGTGCTCGAGCCGGGCGACGCGAACGCCGGGCACAATGGGAGCCGGGGCGGGCTGGTGATCGTGGGCCGCGTGGATGTGGAGCAGTGATGAAGCCGTTTACCAACAACCCACGCCAGCTATCGAAGTCCCAGGCAAAGCGGCTGAAGGAAACCATGCAGGAATTCGGAGACCTGTCCGGTATTGTCCATGACCTTGATACGGATGAGGTAATCGGCGGGAATCAACGCTCGAACGTCGCCGCGCTGATGCAGACGGAGCCGGTCATTACCGAGCGATTCTCCCCTGCCCTATCGGACGGGACGGCGTTACTCGGCTACTTCGAGTTCCAGGGCAGGCGCTTCGCTTACCGGGCTGTGACGGGCTGGGATGCGGATAAGAGACAAAAGGCGAATCTTGTCGCCAATGCTGGGGGCGGTGCTTGGGACACCGATCTATTATCGTCCATCGATACTAGCGTCCTAACCGGCGTCGGCTTCGATACCGAGATGCTACTGAACACTCGCTCATTCGGGAGCGCGCTGGACGCGATGCTCAAGAGCGAGGAACCGCACGCGGACGCGGAGCCGGGTGTGGATAGAGCAGAAGAATTGCAAACGAAATGGAAATGCGAACGCGGGCAAACATGGAGACTTGGAAATATTGGATTTTTGTATTGTGGAGATTCTGCAAGTGCAAAAATTAAATGTGATTTTGCGATTTATGATCCCCCTTATGAATGGGAAACTAGACAGCAGGAAAACGCGCTAATGTGGGCTGACTGGAAAAACTTATTATTGATGGGGCTTAAAAATGCTATGCCTTTGGTTTTGCGCTCTGATTTTAACCACTGGTGGATTTGGGATACTGGCATGGCTAGGTTTGGGGGCAAGGGTTACAAGCCGATGAGTGGTTGCGCCGTCATGATTAATTTTGGTGATAAAAGAAGGTGGAATGACGGCGCGGTTTCTGTATTGGAACGACATGGAATAGAACATTTTCAGTATCCGATTCAAGTTGTGCATATACAAGATCATCTTGGTGGGATGGACAGGCAGCGGGATGAAAAACCGCAATCGCTATGTGAATACATAATCGCATTGTATAGTTTAGAAGGTGATGTTGTTGGTGATTTGTTTGCTGGTTGCGGGAGTTTCCTGGTTGCCGCGGTTGCCATGAAGCGCCAATATCGCGGCTCAGAAATACTCCCTGAGAATTGCGCCGTGATATTGGAAAAATTTTATGTCTTGACTGGCGTTTTACCTAATTTGGTTAATGATGCTGAGTGATGTATTTTGGATTGTAGTACCCAGCAGGTAAATATGGTTGAAGATCATGTTTGATGTAATGCTTGTTTCCAAGTTTCTGCAAAAGGTCAACCATCCGGTGTGTGTATTCTTCCCAATCGGTTGTGTATGTCATGGGCAGGTAATTAGCGCGCCCGACTTTGTACAAGTCAATGAATCCATGTGTTTCTCTCACGATTTGCAGGCTAGATTCCGTGTTGAGAGTCGGCTCAAGACTGACCCATGTAAAGATACCGCGCTCATGAAATTTTTTGAGCGTGTCAATCCTTTCATCCGGCAAAGCCGCGCCACGCTCCCATTTGAGAGAGAAATCCTGGTCCAGGCTGGTGAGTGTGCTGGCGAAGGCGTCGCGATTGGGGCGAAACAAACCTATGAACGGCAGCGCCCGCGCGCCGCCTTTGGTAAGTGTGCAGAACGCCATACCATACTTGATAATTGTTTCGATGGTTGGACGCGTGAGGCTTGTGTCAAAAGGGTTGAACGGGTCGGTGGTGAACGAAAGCATAACCTGTTCCGTAATCCCCTCCAATTGGTATTTCTTGGCGTCTTTGTGGAGATTTTCGAGAAATTTCGGTCGCGGTTCTGCTCCGTTGTCGAATTCGGCGCGGGACATTTTGAGAACATCAGGGACATAGCAATACGCACACTTATGACCACACCCCCGGTATGGATTGGCTGCAAGTTTGGAATACTCCCCTGCTTGACCACGAGGAGCATATATGTATGAGCATCCTTTGACAGAGTACCCATCTGGATTTAATTCAAAAAATGGGCGTGAGGATCGTCCATCATCTGAGAACATGGAAATTTGGTTGTCCATATTTACGCGCCTAACTATTGCAGAACGCAGTCCACGTATCAAGGCGGATGTTGTGCTGATCGTCATGCTCGCGCATGTCGTTGGCCTCGTAAATGATATTTACTGTGCCGTAGCCACGGGAATGCAGGTATGCTTTAGCAAACTTCACATATTCGGTCAACGTTTCCTCCGTCGCGCCAAATCCGTAATGCTCGAGGTCTGTGTAAACAACAAAATCAATATTTTCCATTTCAAAATCTCCTTTTTTCAAAGTATTGGAAAAAAACGCAACAGACATTTCAATGGCGGATGTTTGATTTGCGCCAGAAATAGTCTGTATATCGTGCAGGTTTTTGAGTGCCTGCTGACTCGGACGAAAGTTAATCTGCTTTTGCTTCATGGTTACAGTATAGCATATTGCTATACTGGCGTCAATAGTAAATACCTCTCAATCACCAAAACAGAGTAATTCTCGGAATATTCAGAATGGCAAAGCAACCAACCAAGATACGCAAGGCGCAACTACTCAAGGCAATCCCTGGCTCGGGTGGGATTATGTCCACCATCGCGGCGCGCCTTGATGTGGACTGGAACACCGCCCGCCGTGCGATTGAGATATACCCCGAAGCGCAAGCCGCCTACGATGCGGAGTGTGAGGGCAAACTGGACATTGCCGAGAGTGTGGTTATAAAAAACGTTGAGATAGCGGCGCTGAGGCAGAAGGAACAGATAGACAGACGGAACGCGCAACCCAAAGACGAGAGGCCGCTTGAGATTTCACAGGTTGATTCCGCTGATGCCAAGTGGCTGTTGTCCAAGCGCGGCAAGCGGCGTGGGTACGGAGATAGCGTTGAAATCGGCGGGCCGCTTGGTACGCCGTTGACGATCAAAATAGTAAAGGCGAGCGATGCAACAGGAAATAGTAATAAATGATGTCTACATTCCTTACCTGGACGACTTCTCCAGAACGCAAATATTCTACGGTGGCTCATCCAGCGGCAAATCGTGGTTCCTTGCGCAGCGTTGTATCACTGATGTTTTGGCGGGCGGAAGGAATTATCTGGTATGCCGGCAGGTTGCCCGCACGATCCGCTCGTCCGTGTTTCAGCAGGTCGAGCGCGTCATTCGGGAGGCCGGCTTGTTAGGCTATTTCACGATCAACAAGAGCGATGCACTCATTACCTGTAAGAACGGGTATCAGATCATTTTCGCGGGCCTGGATGACGTGGAAAAGATAAAGTCCATCGTCCCGGCCATTGGCGTGATAACTGACATCTGGATAGAGGAAGCGACCGAGACTGACCGCGGAGCCGTGAAAGACCTGTACAAGCGGCAACGCGGCGGCGACGAGAACACGCGTAAGCGCATGACACTATCCTTCAATCCGATCTTGCAGAGTCATTGGATTTATGAGGAGTTTTTCAAGTCGATAGCGTGGGCCGACGGCCAGAAGGAATATATGAGCGATGAGTTATCCATCCAAAAGACAACATACCTGGATAACCGCTTCCTGACCACACAAGACCACCATGACCTGGAAAACGAGACTGACAAATACCGCTACAACGTTTATTCACTCGGCAATTGGGGGATATTGGGCCACGTCATCTTTACCAACTGGCGGGTTGAGGATTTATCGGGAATGATGGCGCAATTCACGAACCATCGCAATGGGCTGGATTTCGGTTTCTCAGCCGACCCTGCTGCGCTGTGGGTATCACACTACGACGCGAAGCATAAGCGGATATATCTCTTTGACGAGTTATACGAGCGTGGCCTGACCAACGACCTGCTGGCCGTGGAAGTAAAGAACAGGATCGGCACGGATTACGTAGTTTGTGACAGCGCCGAGCCGAAGTCAATCGCCGAATTACAGCAGTACGGCGTTTCGGCTCTTGCAGCGGTCAAAGGCAAGGACTCGGTTCTATTTGGTATCCAATGGCTGCAACAGCAGGAAATTATTATTGACAGTAAATGCGTCAACGCAAAGAACGAGATTTCTACTTTCCATTGGCAGGAAGATGCGAACGGTAACGCCATACGCAGGCCGGTCGAGAAGAACGATCATCTGATAGCGGCGGGCAGGTACGCACACGAGGGCGACATGATTGATACATGGCTGGTTTCATGAGGTAACTATGGACATAAAAGCAATATTACTAAAGGTGATTTTGAGTGGGCTATATTTCTTGATGACAATTTTATCTCTATACGCCGCGGTTACGTGGTGGTATCCGCTTCTAGGGTTCACGATAAGTTTTTCCGTCATGATAATCGCTGTTTGGTTTATGAGGATTGAAACGCTATGACAACACAAACACCATTTATATATGTACAGAAGCACGCCATGAAGGGCTTCGACTTTTCGCCGTGGGGCGGGATTGAGGGTTTCCTGGAAGCGTCCAAGACCGGGCAGACGGGTAACGCCACGTCGCTCAAGAAGTTCGTCCCTGACCTGGCGCACGCGGTAGACATGACCGCCGTCGCGATCTCATCCCTGCCGTTCAATGTGCTCGATAAAAATGACGATATATACGACACGTCTGAAAACTGGAAGAACAACCTGGGCGGGCTGCCGAACCCACAGAAATTGATCTACCTGATCGCCTCCTCACTGTGTGGCGGCTCGGCGTACCTCATCCCCTGGCGCACCACCAAACTGATTGTTGATTTGCAATACTGCGCGCCGGGCACCATAACACCCCAAATCGACATGAATGGATTGCAGTGGTTTGACCGTACGGCGCAACGGGGAAAGGCGGAGAGGATATTCCCGAACAAGCTCATTTATTTCTGGCTGCCGGATAGTGATGTGGAAATTGGTCCTGCCGAGAATCACCCGCTTGGAAACGCAACGCTCGACGCACAAGTCGTCTGGAATATGAAGAACACCATGCGGATGTATGGGGAGCGAGGCTTTGTTCCGATAACCCTACTCGGCGCTAAGGGGATGGTGAACCAGGGGGAAAGGGAGAAGGCGGAGGGCTTCTTTGACCGCTTGCTGCGCGGCGGATTCAACGTCCTGGCGAAGATCGTGAATAGCGACGCGCTTAGCCTGATACGCGTCGGCGCGGGGATGGACGAACTGAAACAGTCGTATATCGAATTACGCCGGGATGCAAAGGAAAGCATTGCCGATAGCTTCGGCATTCCGACTGCCTTGTTTATGAGTGACAACGCTTTTGCGTCCGAGTTCGACGCGCTGCGTAAGCAGTGGTATACGGCGTCCCGTTTCGTTGGGATCTATCAGACGATTGCGGAAACATTCAGTGACCAGTTGTTCGCGAAGTACGGCTATAAGATGCGTTTCAACTTGGAGGCGCTTGAGATATTCCAGGAGGATGAAAGCGCGCGGGCAACGTCGCTCGGTTCGCTTGTATCTTCCATCGCGGATAACCCGGATGTAGCGCAGTTGGGGATGTCAATACTCGGCTACGATCTCGACAAGGCGCAGCAAGGGCAATTGGAGAAACTCATCGCGGCGAAAGAGGAAGCGCGGCAAAAAGTGACAGAGCAGATTAAGCCGGCCGGGGTGGAGCCGGAAGATGCGAAACAGCCAGAGCCGAAATCCCTTGACCTCACCGCCGACGAAATCAAGGATCTGGCGCTATGGTACGACCGCGCGAGGCAGTGGTACGTGAAAGGCAAGGGGACGGCGGTAGATTGGGAATGTAAGCACCTACGCGAGACTATCGCCGCGCCGATCCGCCTGAGGCTGGCAGACGCACAGAGTGAGACAGATATTGCAGCGGCGTTTGTGGTTGGCGAGACGACCACGCCCGCGCCGGTATATCAGTCTGGCAATACCGAAGCAATCAAGGCGCTGGCGCTGACTATTGAGCGGGCGATCATCGCCGCGAAGGTAGAGCCAACGGGCGCACATGGGAGAGATGAAATGCAAATCACGATTAACAATCCTCAAAGTGTAGATATGACCAGCAAAGAAACGGTTGAAGCGGTCAAGGCAATGACAGCAAATCTAGCGGCAATGAAGCAGGTGGTTGAGAATCCACCCCCGCCGAATGTGACATTTGCGCCGGTTATCCAGCCGTCGCAGGTGGCATTTGCGCCTGTCATCCAGCCGAGTGAGGTGATAAATCAAAACACAATCAACGTGGCGCCTACGCCCATTGAGAACAACATAACGAATGAGGTCCAACCCGCTCCGGTCACCGTGATCCAGAAGGAAGGCAAACGCAAGGCGGTCGTCAAAGACGCGTCCGGCAAAGTTACGAGAACTATTGAGTTAGAAGGTAAGTAATGCCAACCCCGGAGGAGGACGCATAATGTCAATTACTCATACCTTTGTTAGTGCTGTTCCAGACAGCGGCGATGTCACTTTAGTACAGCCGTCCAACTGGAATGCTACACATACCCTGGGCGCGGCTCTGGGTGCTGTTGACAGCCTGACGCCTGCCGCCGATAAACTCGGCTACTTCACAGGCGCGACCACTGCGGCGCTGACCGACCTGTCTGCCTTTGCCCGCACAATCCTTGATGATGCGGACGCGGCGACGGTGAGGGCGACCATCGGGCTTGGGACGCTTGCCGTAGTCACACCAACAGGAACGCCGGATGGCACAAAGTTCCTGCGCGATGATTATTCATGGCAGACTTCAAGCGGCGGCTCTGCCCCATTCATCGACTCCACGGCGATCATCAAAGGCTCGGCTGACGCTACGAAACTATGGCGCGTTGAAGTAGACGGATTCACGACCGGGCAGACACGGGTATTCACCCCGCCTGACGCAGACCTAACCATCACCGGAGGCGGCACATTTGCGCTTGGCGGCTTCACCCTGACCGTACCGGCCACAGGCACGGCGGCTCTATTGGCGACGGCGAATGTGTTTACAGCCGCGCAGAAGATCAACGTCAATTCAACCACCGCCTTTTTTGTGGAGCAGGACGGGGTATACGATGACGTGTTCATCGTCAACACCACCAACTCTCGCACGTCGCAGAAATCGGCGTCCGCTGACGAGACAGGCACACTAGGCGCTGAGTTCCTATCTGGAGGGACGTGGACTTCTACGGGCTGGACTGGTTCACACCCATTCACACATACAGTTGGCAACACAACAGCACTCAGTTATTCAAAAGCGGCCGTGGTTGCAACATATTACTATATTACCTGGACAGTGACCGGCAGGACAGCCGGGACATTTACCGTAACGTTTGGTGGGACAAGTTCGTTTGGGAATTCGGCCAGTGGAAACGTGGGACTCAAGGCGACCACAACAGCCAATCTTGTCTGTACTCCCACAACTGATTTTGATGGGACGATCACATTCTCCATTAAAACACCATCAAACTCAACCGCCACCTATATCTTATATGATAGTGCGGGAACTGGTTCCTATGAAATCAGGAATAGCCTATCCACTGCAATGAATGTTTTTATTGGCACTAATGCGGGAGCATCGAATCAATCAGGTACGAGTAACGTTGGATTAGGTAATCTGGCTCTCAATAAAAATATTTCAGGGACACATAATCTGGCGATTGGCGAAAGTAGTTTAACAGCTAACGCTAATGGATCACGTAATGCAGGGATTGGGTCAAGGAGTTTATTCGCAAACACAGCCGGAACGGATAATGTTTCTATCGGGTATTTTACTTTATTGGCAAATACGACAGGGATTGGAAATGTTGCCATAGGGGTACAGGCATTACAAGCTACTGTCTCGGTTACAGGCTCAACAGCCATTGGGTATCAATCGCTTATCTCTAGCACCGTTGCCGCCAATACTGCTATTGGTTATCAGTCTGGGTACAACCTAACAACCGGCTCGGCAGGCAATGGCTCAAATACTATGATAGGCTACTTGGCCGGAAAGCACGCATCGCAACTAGTGACGGCTGTAAACTCAACAGCCATTGGCGCGAATACATACACCACATTATCCAATACAATTGTTCTTGGAGATACGGCTATTACAGGCGTCGGGGTTGGGAACTTTGCTCCCGCGGCGCTTTTGCATCTCACAGCACGCACCACGACCACGAACGCGGTCAAGGAAGTGGGACGGCTTGAAGCGATTGTATCCACTGCGGCAACAGGCAGCGCGAACGGTTTCGGTACGGGTTTTTCATGGTACGCCGAAACCGCCACGGACGGCACGAACCAACTGCAAGGAACTATCAATACCTCATGGATCGACGCCACCAACGCAAGTCGCAAGGCGAAGATGTCCCTCTCTGCCTACGACACGGCGGCGCGCCTGGGGATCGAGATCGAAGCCTCAGGGACGGCGGCAATGATTGCGTTTTACGGCGGCACGACCGTCGTACGCGGCGCGGCGTTGACTACGCAACTGACCACAATCACCCACACGTCGCCCGGTACGCCAGATTACGCAATTCAAGATATGACGATTGTTACACCGTTTGGCTTCGTGACACAAGACGAAGCCAATACGGTATTGAGTGTAATTCGCAACCTGCAAATCAGAGTTGCGGAACTGGAAGCCCGGCTGGGTTCAGCAACGGGCGTAAATATCTTTGCATAGGAAACAACATGAACCGCCGTGACTTTCTCAAACTATCAGGAGCCGGAATATCAGCACTTGGCTTATCCCGGTTTATGGGAGTAATAACTATGCCATATAAAACAAACGCAATCGCGCCGATATGGACGAAGATCGGCAACAAGGCCGGATTTATCCCGCTTGGGACTGTTGTTGAGGTCGGCGGAAGCAGAACCATCAAAGGCCGTTTAGTAGCGGAGATAACATCGCCTAACTATTCAGGAAAGTTTGTCGAGCCGCACTACCTGGGCGAATACAATGTCTCTCCTCCTCCCGTTCCACCACCGCAACTTGATAACGGGCTTGTTATTGACAACGCGCAGGATTTGAAAAACGTTCTGGCTATGCCGTCGCCGCCTCGGACACAGATATACATCAGGGGCGGAACTTATGAATTGGCGGAGCAATTACATTGCGTCTGGAAGGAACCTGCCACAATTTCAGGCTTCCGAAACGAGACGGTAATTATCAAGCCGGTAGCTCCTGCCTACTTTGCCCTGCTGATTGAAGGCTCTGGAACAACGTGGAAAAATATTGTCGTTGATGGAACAAACGTTCAAAATGCCACTGTCAAAATCACAATGGCAAGCAATATTGTTTTTAGAGACATCGAAGTAGTACACGGCGGCGGGGTATTGGTCACGCATTGCAAAAACATTGCTATCCAGAACTGCCATATCCACGACAACGGCACGAATAAATATGTGCATGGGGTCTACCTTTCAGATGATAACGATGTGACTGTTGCAGGTTGCGATATACACCACAATTCAGGGCATGGTGTCCACACCTTTGTCGGAGCAAATGACCAGAGATATACAATTGAGCGCAATTACATCCACGATCATGGAGATCGGGGCATTGGTGTTTATTATGGCGTGGCGACTGTCCGAAATAACATACTGCGCCGATGTGGGACTGGCATTGCAATCGCTTACGATATTGTGACTGCGTACATCCATAACAATACCGTCACGGGCAGCCAGAATTGGGGAGGTGGTATCGCGTATTTCACCCTAAACGCTCCCGCTAAACCCGTTTCGGTAGACGTGTCCAATAATATCCTGGATACCTGCTCGAGTGGTTTCAACGCGATCAATACGAAGGCATATCCAAACACCGTAATACTATCTAATAACCTGTTTTCAAAGTGCAGTGTTCCCATTATCAAATTAGACGCGCCAGAGAATATCACGCAGGCAAACAATATTACAGCAGACGCAATGGTGAACGACGATGGGGTAGAGAAGTTTATCCCTATGCCGAACAGTCCGGCGCGCAAGGCGGGACTTCCGCTTACTGATGTATACGATGATTATATAGGACATTTGCGAATTGCTCCCCCAACTATTGGGGCATGGGAATAACCCAGAAAGGTAGATAATGGCAAAAGGAAACACAGTACCCGCCCCGGCGGTGACGCATATACACAGAAAGGATACGAATGAAAATTGATTTTACCCAACCCCTCAGCGGCTTGGATGATGAGCCGATTAAAGACGAAACCAGCAAGGATGTTTTGTTATCTACGCCATGTATAAACTCGCTGCTTGCCACGTCCCAAAATGAGCAGACAGAGCCGGTTGAGAAGCTCGCCCGCTGGGTACTGGCGCAGAAGATCACGAAGGCGACTGCGCCGATTGATCTAACCATCGAAGAGGTTGCCAAGATCAAAGACTTGACCGGAAAGTACATGCCGATCCTCATAATGGGCAGCGTGTGGCAGATACTTGAGGGCAACGGCAAGCCGAAAGAGGAATAGTGGCGGTAACTGATTGCGGTTTTCAGTCCGATGGGTTCCAAAATGATGGCTTCCAGGTGTGCGTTACCGGGGAGGACGCAGCTGGCTGGCTTCTCATGCACGCGCCGGTGCGCCGCCGACCTCTCCCGGATGACGACGAAGATGAATTACTCGCCTGGTACTTCCTTGAGGTGATGGATGACTAACGACCTGACCAAGATCGTACTCGATACCGTATCGACAATTCCTGAGATATTGCTTTACCTGTCCAACGACGCGCGGCTGTTCGTGAAGTTACACTCCGCGCTCAAAGCAGTCGGCGATTACACCAGCATCCGGGCCGAGATGAGCGGCGGGATCCACGACGCTGTATACGATTACCTGACCGGCTCAGGCAATGTCACGACCTACCGGGCGGCGATGGCGCTGGCTATCTCACAGGCGTATGTCGCCGCGGCGGATATTGGATACCAGGACGCGGGGGCGGAATTGCCTCTTGACGCAGAGACGGCAGCCTGGGCCCGGGCGGAACTGGATTCGCAATTGGCTTACGTGGATGATTTGTTTGAAACCCTGAAAGAGTTACGTAAGCAAGATGATGTAAATGCAGCGGCAGAAGCACTCAGACGAGCAAATGGTTACGCCAGCTCTCTAGATGCTTTATATGCTGGCGCAAAGATGCGCGGCAGCGAGAATATTACTTTGGAGTTCGGCGGAACGGATGGCAAAGAATCATGTTCTGATTGCAAGCGGTTAGTCGGCAAGCGACACAAAATATCCTATATCCTTGCACATAACTTGATACCAGCACCCGGGAATGATACATTTGAGTGCAAGGGGTATGAGTGTAATCACTATTGGTTTAACCCAAAAACAGGAGAAAGATTCACGGCATGATAAAGACGGAAATGAGTTTACGATATGAGTCTCAGGTGTTAAAATTGAAGTATAGAGAAAGGCAACACGATGACCCCTGACGAAATCCGAAGGATGTACAAGCATTTTATAAATCTGCTTGCGAAGATAACTGAAAAGTATTATACGGGCGTTCAAAAAAACTCAGATGGCACATTTACCCATACATGGGATTTTTCTAAGGCAGAAGATGAAATCGACCTGCCTGCCGAGCGGCTGGAGCTTCTAGAAAGCAAGGACGAGTGATCGCCCTTGTCACAGGCGGCTCACGCGGCATCGGCGCGGCGTGCGTCCGGGCGTTGAAGGACGCGGGGCATACTGTCGCGGTCGTGGCGCGGGGGAAAGAATCGCCGGAATGTGATTTGTATATTCAAGCAGACTTGTCGAAAGAGGGCCGTTCTCGTATTATTCACAAAGTTATCGCGGAACTAGGCGGGCTGGATATTCTCGTCAACAATGCGGGGTGCCAGTATCACGCCCCTGTTGTGGGCTACGAACCCTTTAGATGGGATTATCAGATTGAGGTAATGCTAACCGCCCCGTTCCACTTATCGAGAGCGGCGGCTATTCACATGCTCACCCACGGCGGCGGGCATATCGTCAACATCCTGTCTACGTCTGCCTTCCAGGGAGCGCGCAATATATCCGGCTACGTAGCCGCGAAGCACGGGCTGCTCGGCCTCACGCGGGCGATGGCAATCGAGCTTGCGCCGCTGATACACGTCAACGCTATTGCACCCGGACTCGTGGACACGGCCATGACCGCCTCGTACATCCCCTTACAGAGGCGCGAACTGCTGGAGAGCATCACGCCCGCGGGCAGGTTCGGCAAGCCAGATGAGATCGCTGGGGCGCTGATGTACTTAATTCAAAGCGAGTTTGTGTATGGTCAAACCATCGTGGTCGATGGAGGATGGCTGGCAAAGAATGGCTAAACTAATCGGCGGGCCTCTACATAATCAGATTATTGAGATTCACGGTATGCAGTCTGAAAAATTTATAATTCCAGTTTTCCCCAATGACCGCACACCCAAACAATGTGTACGCCACATGAATAAAGCGGTGTACAAGCGTACCAGAATTGTGAGGGGGGGGGAAATTGTATACAGGTTTATTTATGGATATTACGATATTAGGTATTTGTATGGCTAAAATTATCGAAGCTAAAGACCTGCGCGGCGAGCGGCGGGAACGTCTCATAGACGCGGTTCCCCTGCCCGCGCCGTGGACGATGTTCATTGACTGCGGGAATCCGTGTAACGCCCGATGCGTCTATTGTCCGACAGGTGACACAGAATTACTCCGCAAGATCGGGCGCAAGAATGTATTGATGTCCTGGGAATTGTTTACTAAAGTAGTAGGTGATATAAAAGCCTTTCCGCGACGACTTAAGCGCGTGAACAGCTATAAAGACGGAGAACCTCTTATCCACCCCCGTTTTACCGACATGATGCGCTATCTCAAAGACGCCGATGTCACCGAACAGATATGGACGAAAACGAATGGATTGGCACTCAAGCCAGAGATAAACGCCCGTCTCGTCACTTGCGGCTTGGATATGATTGGCGTATCAGTCCAGCACGTACACGCGCAAGGCTTCTATGATATCGCCCGCGTGCGGATTGACTATGAGGAATACCGCGCCAACGTGCTAGACCTGTACCAGCGGAGCCGGGATACCGGCGTGAAAATCAGTACCAAAATCGCCGACGTGGGATTTAGCGACGCGGACAAACAAAAGTTTCTTGATGACTTTAGCGACCGCTGCGATTTCATCGCGATAGAAGGTTTGCATGGTTGGTCTGCCAGCGATGTCAAAGATTGGCGATTGGGAACAGATAATAGTTTCGACGGCAATCTGCGAACCAATAAAATCGCCTGTCCATTGGTGTTGTACATGCTGACGGTAAATAGCAACGGCAATATTTCAATATGCAATGATGATGCCTTCCATTGGCACAAGATCGGCAACGCGAACAATGAAACCCTGATGGATATATGGCACGGGAATAGGTTACGGGAATTTCGACTAATGCACCTTACTGGACGCAAGCATGAAAACCCGGCTTGCTCTACGTGTGATTATGTTAAAGTTTTACCCGATAGCATTGACAGCGACCGCGAAGAGTATGCAAGGCGATTGAGATGATGTATAATACAGTGAGACTATATAAATGCTCCTGCGACGTGTTAGCGTCCAGGAGCGTGACCAAAGTACATGGAGGTACTTCGATGTCCAGAATAATACCATTAACACGGGGGAAAGCGGCGTTAGTCGATGACGCCGACTATGAATATCTAAATCAATTCAAATGGCATTGTAATACAGGCTACGCCTACCGATCGCTACTAAGGGGTAATCGTGGACATATAGCCATGCACCGTGAACTTATGGGCGACCCTCAAGGCATGGAGGCTGCAAAGTATTACGGAGAATTTGCGCGAGTAGAGAGGATAAGGAAATGAAAAAGGTTATTTCTCTATTCAAGAGAGACTATAAAGGTAATCATCAAGTGTTTGATGAAATTGTTCCCGGCGCTGAATGGGTTGTGAGCGGCGAAGGCATCGCAACTATAAAGATTGACGGGACATCCTGTCTTGTTCGTGATGGCTTTTTATTCAAGCGTTATGACGCAAAGAAGGGGCGCACGCCGCCTGCCGGATTTGAACCAGCGCAAGACCCCGACCCCATTACAGGACATTGGCCGGGGTGGGTGCCTGTTACAGACAGAAAAGAGGATAATTACCATCGCGAAGCGTTTGAGAATTGCAAAAACCTTCCAAATGGTACTTATGAGCTAATAGGAGAAAAGATACAACGCAACCCGTACAACATAAGCGGGCATGTCTTAGTTCTTCACGGCGAATGGCGTTTTAAGAACGACCCGCCCCGAACTTTTGATGAGTTAAAGGCGTGGTTTGAAACAAATGAAAAGTTTGAGGGGATTGTATGGCATCGCGCAGACGGTGAAATGGTGAAAATCAAGCGGCGTGATTTTGGGCTGGCTTGGCCGCCAGCGGTTGTAGTTGCATCGCGAAACATTCGCAGAAAAGGTTGAAAGATGGATAAAAATCCGATGTTTGAGGCGTACGCAAAAGAAAAAGAGGGAGAATACAAAAACAACGCGATTTCAATCGCCCACGGCATGAAGATGCAATACGATGCTTTTGTTGAAGAGGGATTTACACACGAACAGGCGCTATCTTTGGTTAACTCGATAGTAGCGACCTTTATACAAAACGCATCAAGGAAATGACGGACAAGGAAGTAATATGAGACCCTGCCCCGTTTGTGAGAACGAAGAATTAATGATTAACGCTGGGCGCACCGAAGTGTTCCGCATGGCTTACCGCATCCCGGACGGCTGGCCGCTGCCGTCTGAGATCGTCTGGTTTACCTGCGACGCTTGCGGGATGTTTTTTGGCGACGGCGATTTCAATCAGGCCATGCTCAACGAATACTATACCAAGTATTACGGCTACGGCGTCAACAACCCAACCAACATCGAGCGGCTAAAAATGGACGCAGTAATGATCAGTGGCCTGGCGAAGCATGAGAGGGAGGCCGTCATCGTGGACTTCGGCGGTAATGGTGACGATGGCAGGAGCATCATCGTTGATTCGTTGCACAGCAGGGGATATGTCAACGCCGAGTCGGTGGGCGCGGGCGAGGCCCTCCCCTACCCCTCTACTATCATCTACGCCTCACACGTCGTTGAGCATGTATACGACCTGCCTGAAACAATGAAGAGGATCAGCGGCGCGCTTGCGCCTGACGGTCTGCTTATCATCGATGGGCCGGATGCGACGGGATTATTGCAACGCTGGAAAATGCCGATCCTGGATTTCAATACGAAGCACATCAACCATTTCACGCTGAGAAATTATCTTGATTTGGGACACAGGTACGGCTTTGAATTGGTTGACGTGCGGAAGTACGAGATGGAGCACGCACCCGCATACCAGCTGCATTTCAGGAGGCTTGACGTGGCGCGGGCGTCCATGAAGCATGTAACGGAAAATATATCCGTCCGCGTGGATAGGATGCGAACGCTTGCGGGGCTGCCGCTCAACGTGTGGGGAATGGGGGATATTACGTGGCATCTGCTGTCTCAGGTGGATCTCAATATTCTGGATTACATTGATAACGACCCCGCCATGCGCGGGGCGACGTATAGGGGTAAGCCGATATTGGAGCGTCCGACAAACGACAAGCCGATACTGATAATGAGTCAAGGCCAGCGGCAGCGGCTGATTGAGAATATACGAAAGGCTGGGATTGATAATCCCTTGATAGAAACGTAATGAGAGTAGCAGATGCTATCTTTGAACGACTGAAAAGCGAAGTTGACACTGTTTTTTTCTTGCCCGGCGGTGGCTCCGGGCCGCTGGTGGATGCGCTTGGCGCGTCGGGATTGCGCGCCGTGTGCTGTCTGCACGAACAGGGAGCCGGGTTTGCAGCGGTCGGGTATGCACAATATCACGGTTTCGGCGTGTGCCTTGTGACGAGCGGGCCGGGCGTGACTAACGCCATGACCCCCTGCCTTGCTGCGTGGGTGGATAGCGTCGCTTGCCTGTTCATATCAGGGCAGGTCATGGTCAAGTGGCTGGCTCTGGATGGGATGCGCTCGCGCGGAACGCAGGAGGGGCCGACAATTGCGATGGTGAGACCGATAACAAAGTATGTGGCGCAACCACAAAGCGCGGCGGAGGCAATGGCGGAACTTGAAAAATGTATCACCATAGCAAAGGAAGGGCGAGCAGGCGGAACGTGGCTCGATATTCCGCAAGATATACAAGGGGCAAGCTATGATGTATAATAGAACACATAATCTAAACGTTGCTCCCGCGATGCGGATACATCCGGGAGCGTGGCCGAACCTAAACAGGAGATTCGACATGAGCATTGTAACAGAAAACACACCGGGGGAAATGAAACAGTTTGGGGTTTACTCTATAATCTTCCATTCTAGGCGCGGTGATATGGTTTATATCGGCTCGACTGCTCAAGATTTTGAGCAGCGTCTATATGAGCATCTGTCTTATGCAAGAAGAAACAAACACGGTAATAAATACTTTCAAAACCTCTGGAATAAATATCAAACCTTCGATTTCAAGATTGTTGAAATCTGCTTAGACCGGGAGACGGTAGCCGTTCGAGAACAGTGGCATATAGAGAAAATTGACAGATCACAATTAATCAATAATCGCCCTGCTAAAAAGTCTAACAGGTTTCAAGTTATCATTTCAGAAGAAACGCGCCGAAAGCAGTCGGATGCAGCAAAAATAAGGGCGAGTAATCCTGCTGAACGCGAAAGACTGCGGTCTATAAGACTTTCTCAATGTCCAATATCAGATGAAGCCAGACAGAAAATCTCCGAGGCGTCTAAAAGGTATATGAACTCTCCCGAGGCGAAAGAGAAATATTCGCTATTAATGAAGGGAAGGGACAGGGGTGAAGAGTTTAGGGAAAAATTACGAAAGGCAAACTCTGGCAAAGCTCCCGCCCCTCAGACAATTGAGGCGGTTCGTCGTGCTCATATTGGGAAAAAGGCGTCGGATGAAACCAGAAGGAAGATGTCTGAATCTCACAAAAGAAGATTTGCAGAAAATCCCGAATTGCTCGCCAAGGCCTTATGTAATATCAGGGGGCGTGTGATAACCGACGAAACAAGAGCGAAACTGAGAAAGGCGAGCACGGGCAAGCGCCATACAGAAGAGACGAAAGAAAAATTGCGTCAAGCTACACTGGCTCACTACACAAAGAAGAGAGAAGAAGAATGTATCGACCGTTGATTTTGCTTGGGAACGGGGTCAGAAATAACCCAAAATTGATTGAGCATTTATGTAGCCTAAATATACCTATCGCTACAACATGGATGGGGGCGGATTTATTGCCTGAGGATTGTCCTGTATGGATTGGCAGACCTGGTTTGTTTGGACAAAGATCGTGCAACATCGCCCAGCAGAAAGCGACGCATCTCTACTGCTTCGGTGCTCGCTTGGACGGCGAACAAGTCGCCTATGACTATGACCGCTTCGCGCCGAATGCGGAGATATATATTTATGATATAGACCCCGCAGAGGCGCAGAAGTTCCCGAAGCATTACCACGTTTCGCAGACCCTTGACTCCAGAGACGACATTGATTTTCTTCCGGCTCTTGACCCGCCTCATCGTGACTGGCTCAACTGGTGCAAGGCACTCTATCACCGATTCCGGCCTGAATTGGACGGAGGACAGGAGGCGGGGGACGGAGGTGACGAATATTTCGTTGACCCATTCACGTTCACGCGGCTCCTGCATGATCACAGCCAGTCTGATGACGTATTCGCTATCGGCTCATCAGGCAACGCGCCCACGGTGTTCTTCCAGGCGTACAAGGTCAAGCAGGGGCAGCGGATCTCCAACGTCTGCACGATAGGCGCGATGGGCGCGGACATCCCCATGGCCATGGGCTCTGCGCTGGCGTCCGGGCGGCGAACCATCTGCGTGACGGGCGACGGCGGCTTTGCGATGAACGCGCAGGAACTTGAAACGATACGCAGGCTGAGACTGCCGATCATCTTTTTTGTGATGTCCAACGGCGGGTATAACTCGATCCGCGTTGGTCAGCTTGCGCGCTTCGGGCGTGTGACAGGCGCAAACCCCGCAAGCGGGCTTATCCTGCCGAGCATTGAAGCGATTGCGGAGGCGTACCGTCTCTGCTACATGCCCCTGCACGGGCGAGACCTGCCGAACTTCACCCGATGCTTCGGCGTTGCGCCGATGGTCGTGGAAGTGTTCGTAGATCCCGAATGGCAGCAATTGCCGCGCGTGATGGCAAGTGGAAACCCAATCAAGACGGATAACATGGAGAATATGTATCCATATTTACCTGAGGATGAATTGAAAGAGATTATGGAGTGGGGCGGGTAGTCGCCACGCTCTAGAAAGGTTTGAAATGGCACTAACAATAGTTTTGGGTTTGATGATTTTCTTGCCTTTGGTTGTTGGTAGTTACATGCACTATGCTTTGGGCATTACATCGGGAATGGATATTGCCGCGACAATTTTGTTGTATGTCGTGGAAATGGCATCGTTTTATTCAGTGATGGTAAAGCGCCCTCAAAAGTAACTATTATATTTTAGCCTTACGCGTTGTCGTAGGCAACAAAAAACTAAAATGTATCAACCTCAGTGTATCGTTGTGTACCTGTTACTTGATAAAGGTAACGGTATATATGATGACAGTCCCTATTTCCGGGCAAGTGACCGGCAAAGAGGAAGCAGATAACGTGATGGAAGTTGCGAACTCGCAGAGTTACGGCGGCTTCATCTGGACCAATCGCTTCGAGCGCGGCTTCGCCCGCTTCATGGGTGCTCGTGAGGCGATCCTGTGTAACAGCGGCTCATCCGCAAACCTGATCGCATTGGCGGCGCTGGAACTGCCGAAGGGCTCGGAAGTCATTACCACCGCGGTGAACTTCCCTACGACGGTAAACTGCATTATTCAGCTTGGTCTAGTGCCGGTGTTCGTGGATAGTGATCCGAAAACATTGAACGCCAGCCGAATAGAGGATATTTATGAGGCGTGGCCGACAAAAGTAAGAGCAATAATAATGGCTCATGCTCTTGGAAATCCGGTTTATATTCCGCCCTCTGATTTCCCGGTTATCGAAGATTGCTGTGATGCTGTAGGTTCTACGATCAACGGGCAGATGGTTGGTCGTCGCGGCATAATATCCACCGTCTCATTCTACCCGGCGCATCACATGACGATGGGCGAAGGTGGTGCGGTGCTGACCGATAGCCCGCAGTTGAGGAAGATTATCGAGAGCTACCGCGATTGGGGCCGAGACTGCTGGTGCGAGCCGGGGAAGGATAATACATGCGGGACACGGTTTGATAAGGAGTACGATCATAAATACACATACTCTAGAATTGGTTACAACCTCAAAGTTTCCGACTTCCAGGCTGCTGTGGGGGTTGCTCAGTTGGACAGACTGGCTGGTTTCGTCGAAAAGCGGAGAGACAATTGGAAATATTTACGCGCTGGGTTGGATGGATTACCGCTTGATTTTATTGAGGCGACGCCAAACAGCGATCCGTCATGGTTTGGTTTTGCATTTCTCAGTCCAGAACGGAATAAACTGGCGAAATATCTGGATAGTAAAGGGGTTGGGTGCCGTCCTGTCATGGGTGGAAATTTACTCAGACAACCTGCCTATAAAGATATAGAGCACCGCGTCATTGGTAATCTGGACGGGGCTGATAGAATTCATCGAGAGGGGCTTTGGGTAGGAGTATTCCCTGGCATCACCGAAGAAATGAGAGAGTACCAGGTTGAGACTATCAGGGCATATTTCAATGGATAAAGTTTTGGTCACAGGCGGAACGGGCTTTGTCGGTCATTGGTTAAGGCAGACTAAGCCCGATAAATTTATTCATTATTGGCTTAGTCACGCCGATTACGCACTAACAAATTGGCATACTGTCAAATGGGATTACATTGTTCACCTTGCGAATATTTCTCCCGCGCTAGTTATTGAATGCGCCAAACAAACAAACGCCCGCCTGCTATACTGCTCCTCCGGCGCGGTCTACGACCAGGACACGGAGTACGCCAATGACAAACGGCGCTGGGAGCGGGAATGTCTCGACAGCGGCGTGGATGTAGTGATTGCAAGGCTGTTCACTTTCTACGGCGAGCGCCTGGATGATGGCAAGGCTTACACTCAATTCACCCGTGCGGCGAAGGCAGGCGAGCCGTTACGAGTCTGGGGCGACGGGTCTTGTATCCGCTCATACATGTATGGCGCAGAACTTGGCCGCTGGCTATGGGCGATCCTGCTACGGGGCAAGAGCGGGCAGGCGTATGACGTAGGGAGTACGGAGCCGGTCACGATGCTGGAACTGGCGCGCAGGGTCATCCGCCATTATAAGAGCAATTCGGGGATCATTATGGAGCCAGACCACCCCGTCCCGATGCCGTACTACATGCCGCGCGACACGGCGAAAACGCGGAGGTTATTAGAATGATAGACTACGACTATAATGAACATGCTAGGCGATTTATGGAAGAGTCTAAGAGACTGCGGCAAGAATATGACCGCAAGGAAAAGCGCCGTATGTTGTGGCTTGGAAAATTCGCTTTTCCAAAAGTTGACACCAAGAAAACGAAATTGCTGTATGTTCCTGCTGACTATCACAGATACTATCTCCCCATCATGGAGCCGCTATCGGTTTATGATTTTAGGAATAACCCGCCTGAGTATTCTGAGTTAAAGCGCGCTGAGATAGAACTAAAAAAGTGGGGTTATAAAGGTAAACGCTGGCGGGCAATTATCCGATTTGGATACTACGAAAGAGACGACATTTTAATTGTCAACAAAGAGACGTTTGTTTATCAGAAAAGGTATACGGTTTCGGACGGTTCTGTTTGGTGGTTATAAGGCATGACCTTTATTTATCTATGCCCTGTCGCCTGGCGCATTTACGACCGTCACCGCTGGCGGGCGCTGGACAAGCATCGCCGCGAATGCAAAGAGTGTTGGAGAAAGGAAGCAGGATGACCGTCACCATCAAAATCAAAAACGTTGCTGAGGTAAAAAGGATGCTTGAGGAAACGCGTCTGAAACTCGCCAACCAATTTAGCGTTCCTTATGAGCACTTGTATCCAAATGCGAAAATTATCGATTTGACCGCCCGCGATATTCTGCCTGAGTTACCAGCGGGCGGAGAAGAGCCGCCGAAGGAGGTTGACAGATGAGCGACGATATTGAATTTGTAAGCATGGAAGATATTACCAACGGGAAAAGAAACCTGAAGATGATGGGACTTGACAAATATCCCCTGCCAGACGATATGAGGGCGTATATGTCAACAGTAAGGATTGACGGAAAAATCTATAAATCCATTTATTGGTTTACTATCGAACTTGTAAACGACAGCGAATTTGAAAGGATTTCAAAGCTGGTTATAGTAAATCAGGCAAGGCGGCGATTTACTGCGCCTGTCTCTTGACATGTAGAATATTTGTGCTATACTTTCTGGCGGGCAGAAATGCCGAAGTAAGTGCTGGCTAAGTATTCATTGTAGATCTAGCCAGACCTACTAATATAACCTTACGTGATAGCCGGTTGTCCTTGCTCCGAAATGGAGCCAGGGCAACCGGCTTTTTGCGTTATATACGCAGAGGGTGAAATGCCAAACGTTTCAGAATACGAAAATCAAGATGACTGGATGGGCGCATGTATGCCAGCCATGATGGAAGAGGGGAAAGAGCAAGACGAAGCCGCCGCCGCGTGCGCGTCCATGTGGGGAGAGAAAAAGTCATTCTACGATATGTCGATAGAAGATGCAGTCAAGCACTTCCTGAAAGTCGGCGCGCGGCACACGCGTAAAGAAGTGGATGCGTTCCAGACCGTACACGACATTATGGTAGATAACGGCGCTGAGTGTGAAATGCCAGAGAAGGAAATGTACGGGGGTAACATGCCGATGATGGAGGGGAAATCGCTGGATGAGGAATACATCTACCCCGGCGATGCAGTCAAAGCCGTGTCACTGGACGGCGGCGCGGTCAAATTAGGGGGTTATCTGATCAGTTTCAGGGACTCTGAGAACACAGACCTGGCGGGCGATTACTTCACAAAAAAAGCCAACTACGGCGATGCGACACAGTCTGACGTATGGTTCAACCACCGTTTGCCGATCCGCATCAAGAAGCACAATGTTGAAGTGAAATATACCGAGCCGCTATCCAACAAAGCATCACTCACCATTGATGATGTAGGGGTATTTGCTGAGGTGGTGATCGAAGCGCGCAATGAATACGAAAAAACAATCGCCGAATTGGGGCTTGCGGGGAAATTAGCCTGGTCATCTGGCACAGCTTCGCACCTTGTAGACCGCAAAGCGATCAAGAATGGCGTGTGGGAAATCACGCGCTGGCCTCTTGGGCTGGATGCGTCGCTCACCCCCACTCCGGCAGAATACCGCAAAACCAACCAGATACTACCGATCAAATCGTTACTAACTTCCCATACGGCGTTGCCCGTTGAGGAGGATAACCAAACCAAACCTACCAATCAACCTATTACCACACAAAGGGAGAACATCATGGAAGACGAAATCAAATACGCCGTAGATAAGGCGGTCGCCGACGCTCTGCAAGAGCGCGAAGCGAAATCCCAGGCGGAAGCGCAGAAGGCTTCAGAATTGAAGGCTGCGGAAGACGCCGGATACAAGAAGGCCGTTGAGGAATTGAAGGAGCACGGGCCGCAGACGTTCTACCACTCCACCGAAAAGGCCGACGATGACAATGACGGTATCGGCGCTTTCAAGTCCTGGCTCAAGACTGGACAGGAAAATCAAGGGCTCATCCGCCCTGACTCGTCCTTCGACAATATCAAAGCGGGCAAAGCTGCCTGGAACATCACAACCGGAGCTTCCGGTGGGTTCTTGGTTCCTGACCCCCTGTATAACCAGATTATCGCCAAGCGTGACATCATGTCGTGGGCGCGGCAGGTTCCTTGCACGTTCTTGACGACCCCCTCCGATCACCTGTTAGTCCCGCGTGAGAATACCAGTCTGACTGATTTCGTTCTGACGGCTGAGGCTGGAAACTACGACGAGAATGAGGGCACGGTATCACAGAAAGACCTCATCTTGTACAAGTACACCAAACTCACGAAGATGAACGAAGAATTTCTTATGTACAACGGTACGAATTGGGAAGCCTGGTTCACCAACGCACTGGGACGCGCAGTTGCGAACACTGAAAATACTGTTTTCACCACAGGCACTGGCACGTCACAACCTGAGGGTATTGTGACCGGCGCGACGGTTGCAAATACGACCGCCACGACCGACATCATTCTACCGTCCGAACTGTCTGGCCTTATCGGTTATCTCGGAGGCGGATACAACGTCCCGAGTGAGGCCGCCATGCTCATGGCGAACGTGACTAAGTGGTATCTGAAAGGCAGTGGTGGAACGTCCGTGGTTCCATTTGCTTATGTCCAGACCCCGCAGGATGGCGATTTCTTCGGCTACAAGGCCGTCATCGACGATGACCTTGAACCATATACCACGGCTTCGGCCAAGTGTGTCGTGTTCGGCAACTTCAGCTACTACGCAGTGGTGGAAAAGCCGGGCATGATCATACAGCGCAATCCTTACCTGTACATGGCGACCGGGCAGATCGGCATCTTTGCCAGCATCTTCCGCGGTGGCGGAGTGCTTCAGAGCGAAGCATTCTACTATCTGACCAACAAGTCCAGCTAAAAGAGGTGATGATATGTCACGCAACAAAAACCCTGATACCCAGAAAGCGATGGTTGCAGTAGCAGCCAGCGCCGGGATCGTTGGTGCGCTGGTCGGAACAAAGGTCGATGCGACCGGGTACAGCCGCGCACACTTCATTTTCAACTTTGGTAATGGAGCCGCCACAACCGCCGCACTTTCGGCGGGTATTGGTCCCTGGCAAGCGTCCACGTCCGGCGCAACTTTCGCCGCTGTTGCAAATGCGTCCCTTGCTGCCGTGACCTCCGGCGTTCTATCGAGCACCGCAGTCACTCTGGAAGTGGATATACCTATTTCAGCAGGTACGCCCTGGCTGCAAATCTCTGGTGGATCTCTGCTCTCGACAGCCGTCCCGCATTCGTGCGTGGTCGAACTGTACAACGGCATCAACCGCCCGCCAACAGCATCCAGTATCGAAGTTGTAACCGTATAACTACTGATAAGGGGGAGGCGAGCAATTGTCTCCCCCGGAAAGTGCCGAGTTAATGCACATATTCCATTGGGTTCCCTCATCTGGTGCGCCGCCTCCGTGGTCGTGCGTCCACTCGTGGGTAAACCTGCTTTTGCCCGAGGGCGCAAAGCGGACATTTAGACAGAGCGGCGCGGGCTCAGTTCGCGTCATATGGAACGATATTGTGCGGGAGTTTCTCGCAACTGACGCCGAATGGATGTTCTCGACTCACCACGACGTTGTATTTGTCCCTGAAACACTCACGCGCCTCTTGTCCTGGGGTAAGCCACTTGTGTCGGCGCTCGTGTTCATGCGACATAACCCGGTCGTCCCGCAGATTTGGAAATCCTACGACGGCAATGATGGCAATTACGTGATGCGGATAAACGATACCCGGCAGTGGTTCTACGATCACAAAGAGTGGATCAAGTTTGGGCCGTTCGTAATGGATCCCCGCCCAGACGACGCGCTTATTCCGGTCGGCTTTACCGCGACCGCCTGCACGCTGATACACCGCACCGTGTTTGATGACATCCGCGCCAAAGTACCCGACCAGGGAGATGGCCTGTGGTTCGTCTGCGACAACGAAACTTCGGGCGGGGGGGAAGATCGGCGCTTCTACGAGTACGCGCGAGACGTTGGTTATGAAGCGTTTGTAGACCGCTCTTGTATTGCTGGTCATGTGGCTGGCGACATTCCAACATCCAGCGCCGATTTCATCGCCTGGGATAGCGTGAGCGATTTTCACAACACAGGAGAGCCGGTATTAAATGACAACCAAACAGGTTGAAACCGCAGTTGTAGCAGGAACAGTCACGGGGACGGGGAATGCTACCGTCACTATAACCGCGCTCGGCATGGCGAACACGCCGAAGGCCGTTTCCGTCGCCGTCACGTCAGCAGATACCGCCTCCATTGTTGGCGGGCTGATCCGTACGGCGCTTGCATTCGATACGGATGTAGCGGCGCTGTTTTTGATATCTGGCTCCGGCGCAAATGTAGTCCTGACGAAACATATCGCCGTCGCCAATGATGACACGCTGAATATCGCCATTGCTAACGGTACTTGTACCGGCCTGACCGCCGCACCAACGTCCACGAACACGACCGCCGGAACGGGGCTAACAAACGGCTACATCACGCTGGCGCAACTCAAATCCTCCGACGTGCTGAACTTCTCGAATACGACCCATGACGAGATTTTGGAAACCATCATCGAAGCCGTATCTCGCCTGATAGACAACAAATGCGCCCGGCGCTTCTTTTGCGCATCCGAAACACGTTACTACACCGCGGACGAAGGCGACCTTGTCTTTGTGGATGACATCTCGACATCCAGCGGGCTGACGCTCGTGACAGATGAGGACGGGGATAGGACGTACGAGATTACATGGGCGACCACAGATTATGACCTGACATCGTTCAATAGCACGCTGGACGGCTGGCCGTACCAGATGATCGAAACTACGCCCGAGGGCTTGTACTCATTCCCCGGAACAAAGAAGGGCGTAAAAGTCACTGCTTCATTCGGTTGGGCGGCGGTCCCGAAAACCATTGTGCTGGCTTGCATCCTGCAAAGCAACCGAGAGTACAAGAGATTCAACACGGCGCTTGGACAGGCCGGGGCGTCTGCCGTAGGCACGATCACACTAACCATCCCGGCGCTTGACCCCGACGTTGAAAAACTCTTGTGTCCCTACGTGAGGATTACGTGACGCAGGACTACACCACAGCGGTAACGGAAGTTGCGGAGGTCGTGGCAGCGGTAGCAGGCATCGGAGCAGCGCCCGCGACGCCTGAGGAGAATATCAACGAACGGATTTTTGCATTGACTTATCTTATGACCTCAATGACCGAGATCAGCGAAACCGGGACGATGCAGAACCTTTCGACGATTGCCGTTGACATCCTAACACCGCATACCAATCTCGCGCAGAACATCGCAGCACTTTTGCCAATCGTGGATCTGGTTGACGCGGCGCTCCTGACCGAAATCACGACCACGAGCCGATTCTTCGATGGCTCGATTGATACCTTTGGGATTTTGCGATGGGAATTCCTGCCTGTGTATATCTACTCTAGCGTGGATTGCGTCGGCTACCGGGCCATGCTCGAGAACGTGAAACAGAAGATAAACCTATGACCCAGCTATCCATGACGGTTGTAGGCGCGGAACTTGTCCGGCGCGGATTGCAGGACTTGTCGGCGGAGATCCCGAAGATTGGGCGCCTGCAAATCTATCAGACGGCGCAGGCGATTGTCCGCCGGATGAAAGTTTACCCGCCCCCGCCAACATACTCAACGTACGTCCGCACGGGCAGACTCGGCGCAGGCTGGATGATCACGCCGAACACGAACGGCTACACCACGCGCAACGATACGCCATACACAAAATACGTGGTTGGTAACGCCTACGGGCTCGAGCAAGCCTGGATGCACCAGGGCCGCTGGAACCTGCTGAGAGACGTGCAGGACGAAGAAGTAGCGAAACTACCGAAGGCAATCGAAGAGGAAATTACAGTAGTCGCCCGCCGGGTAGGACTGTAAGGAGAAAACATGGCAATTAAATTGCATTACATTGGCCGGGGTGATGCGCTCATACACGTACCCGCCCGCGACCTGACGGACGAAGATTTCGCCGAGCGCGCGGAACTCTGGAAGGAAAACAATATCACAGAGGCCGGGCTACTTGCCAGCGGCCTATATAAGAAACCGAGCGCCGAACAGCCCAAGAAGGCCAAAGCGCCAAAGGAAGGTGAGTGATGACAGGACGACGTTCTTTAAGACGACTCCAATTCTATCGTGAGGCGACAGCCGGAACAACCAGCGCCGCGACATTTACTTTTCGCGGCATTGGGACGATTTTAGACAATATCCAGGTGCAACGCGTGAGCGAGGACGTTGGTATCATCGGCGGCACGACCCGAACCAATGTCCCGATGAAGGGCGGAAGCCTGGCGATCTCTCAGACGCCCGCGACATTCGAGAATATCCTTCACGTTTTGGAAATGGCAATTAAGACCGCGACGCCCTCGCAGGACGGTGCGGGAACTGACTATATTTTTAGCTACGCCTTCCCCGTGACCAGTGGAAATACAATTAAAACATACAGTATCGAATCGGGCGACGATAACGAAGCTGAGCGGATGGCGTATTGTTTCGTCAAGGATTTCACCCTATCGGGTAACGGGCGCACCGCCTACCAGTTGCAGGCGAACATCCAGGGGCGAGCCCCGGCCCTGACTACTTTCACGAGTGCTCCTGCACTGCTGGCTGTAAATAGCATGAATTTCGGGTTGACGAAAATCTATCAGGATGCAATCGGCGGCACGATTGGAACAACGATCAAATCCAATACGGTGCGCGGCGTCAATTTCAAATTTGCATCAGGGATCGAAGCCAAAGACACCGCAGATGGGCGGCTTGATTTCTCATTCACGCAGGGTACGGATTATGTAGTTACATGCGACCTAGAATTCGAGCATGATGCAATTGCAGCCGCGCAGAAAGTCTTGTGGCGCGCTGAAACGCCTGTGCTACTGCAAGTCAAAGTCGAAGGCACGACGGCGTTTGCTACTCCTGGCACGACCTACAGCGTACCAACGATAAAAATCAATCTCCCCGGCTATTGGGAGAGCTTCTCGAAGATCGGAGAGGCTAATGGTAACGACGTTGTGACGGGTAAGTTTGTCTCAGCGTATAACACGACATCCGCAAGTGCGGGCAGCGTCATTGTGGCCGTGGAATTAGCAACTGTGCCTTGATCATAGACCCGGTATACACCGGGAGAAAGTGACATAACGTGATCCGATTCCTTATCAACAGAGACAAAATCGGCTTGACCTGGGAGGAATACGAGACAATCGAACTGGCGCAAGACGGCGACGTGAAAATGCGCCGTCTGCGCCCGGTCGTCGCCCGCTTCATGGTTGATGAAAATAACCAGCCCCTGCCCAACCCGCAGGCGCTCGCCATACTCGGCAAGTTGCCGATGGAAGAAGTCAAGGACGTGTTCGAGCAGTTTGCCAACGCCATGAGGGAGAGCGCGGTCCCAAACGCGAGCGGGAGGCCGTCGAGCTTGGATTCAGAAGCCAGTTCGACTCCTCCCTCCCCCACTGGTGCGGGACAATAATCATAGCGCGTGAGCTGCACATTTCGCCGTGGGAAGTGGACGGGCTACCCCTGACCCCCTGGCGGCGGCTGATGTGGCGCTATCGCATGGAGTTGTTTTTATCCGAACTCAACGCGAAGCTGGAGAGACAACAAACGGAAGTGAGACAGCATTTTGGAGATTGAGGAGATAAAGCGTGGCGGCTGAAGTCGAAGTAATTATCACAGGCAAGGATAATTATTCCAGCGTGCTGGGAAACTTCGGTTCCATCATTACTGGAATTGAATCGGCTGTTCATTTAGCGGCTGAAGCCTTTAATGCTGTCCTCACGCCGGTTATAAATTTCGGAAAGGAGGCGATCCTTACCGCGGCTCGCGTTGATGAATTGAGGGTGGTTAATCAGATACTCGGAGAGACTGCTGGAATCCCGGCGTTGTATCTTGAAAAAATAGCTACGTCAATTCGCAGTATGGGTATCGAAGCGGGAATAGCCGAAACCACAATCGCGGCATTTATTACATCTGATTTAGACCTGGCGTACGCAACTGATATTGCCCGTATCGCCCAGGACGCAGCGGTTATATCGGGCATGAACTCATCCGAGACACTTAAGAATATTGTATATGGGATTGAAACACTCAACCCGTTGGTGTTGAGACACGCGGGAATTGTCGTTGACTTGCAACTGTCCTATCAGGAATGGGCGGACGAGATGGACAGGGACGTACAAACCCTGACCACCGCCGAGAAACAACAGATCGCATTAAATGAGGTATTAGAGGCAGGCGTGGACATTGCAGGGGCATACGCTGCCGCGATGGAAGAACCGGGGAAAGTCCTTCGTTCGTTTCCACGTTATTTCGATGACATCATGGTGGCGATAGGCGAGCCGTTTCAGGATGCTTTTGGAAGCGTTATCTTTGCCGTTGCAGATTTAGCTAAAGAGTTTGTTAAGGCGGTTTCAGAAGGCGGGACTTTACGTCCCGTTTTGGATGATATTGCAAGAATTGCATCAATTGCAGGCGAAGCATTTGCGGAATTAGTTAATATTTTGACAACTTTATTGAGTGGCGATATTGTAAAACTATATGATCTTGGTGCAGCAATGCAATCATGGAAAGATATAAGTCCTATTTTCTACGACTTAGGAACGGCACTAAGAGTTTTTCAACAGGCTCTTGATAATGGCGACACTGTTTGGGGAGCATTGATTACTACTGCGGATAGATTGGGTGGTTCTGATAGTCCGTTGGCTAGAGTTCTTGAATATATTATAAGTATCAAAGAAGAATTTGATAGTGGTGGTTTTACGGGAGTAATTGGTTTCGTTATTGAAAGCATACCAATGGAAGATATTGTGGCCTGGACGGATGAACTTGACGTTCAACTAGCAGAAGCAATAAAAGCGCATGATTGGATTGCTTCCGGCGATGCGTTTGGAAATACTATTGTTGGATTATTTTCAACCAGCATAAAAAGTAAAGGATCGGAAGCCATCCCTGCCCTAGGACAGGCGATCAGCGACTTCTTTCTTGGCGCTATGGGGGTGGTTTCCTGGGAGGAAGCCGGTACTACATTTATGGGTATTCTCAAATACATTTTTATTGAATACCCAAATTGGGATGAAATCGCTATCGGCTTTGCGGATATGTGGAGCTACCTTGTAATGTCAACACTGGAAACTATTTCTAAAACAGGTAGTGAAATAGGTATCGGCTTTATGGATATGCTCACACATGTTTTTGTAGAAACGGTGGATTTCATTGTTGGCACTGATAGTTGGAGAGCAATAGGAATAGCTATTTATCAGGGTTGGCAAAGCGTTTTGGATTTAGAATGGTCATGGGATGCTGATGCGTGGTTCAAGGAACATGTTATCGACCCCGTAAAGAGGGCGCTTGGCATTTCGTCCCCGTCGTCCGTATTCGCTGACATCGGGCGTAATGTGATACTCGGCCTGATGTCCGGTCTGCTTGGGATGGTCGGGCCGCTCCTGAGTCTTATATCGTTTATTGTAGACCGCTTGCTCGCCCCGTTTCAGCCGATCTTGGATCTGTTCAACATCGGTGGCGGTACGGGCGGCTCGTCCGGTACAAGTGACCTGGGTGGCGGGACGGGTGGAACAGGTGGAACTGGCACAGTCGTCAATCAATACTTCGCGGGCGCTACGATCAACGTCGGGTCGTGGGACGCAATCGCCTACGACTGCATTTATCCCAACCCGTTCATATCCGCGACGGCCGGGCAGCTTGGCGGCGCGACCGGCTTATCGGGGGGAAGATAATGAATCTTTTACTACTGACTTGGAACGGGACAAGCATCAACAACGGCTCGCCGTTCTACGCCGATTTCCCGCCCGGCACAAAAGTAAACATACACGGCAACGTCGTTACCGTCCCGCGTGCGGATAATTACCCGTATGTAGCCGGGATTGTCGCTGATGCACAATCGCTTATTATCCGTGTCCGAATTGCAGCGGGGCAGGACATCGATACCAACCGGGAACTACTCAAGCAGTATTTCAACTTTGAAGATGGCACACGTCACAACCTGATAGCTGAGAACGGCTCAGGCGGAACGCAGTGGTACGTGACCGGCTTTGTGCGCGACGTGCGGAATGAGGGGACAAATAGAAATTCCTTCATGGTCTTATTCCAGATCGAATACCCTTACTGGAAACTCGTCACGGCGACCGATACTACCTGGAGCGTTAGTGCTTCAGGCGCAACCCAAGCCATCACCAACGCAGGCAACCGCAAGATAGGCCCGAAGCTGACCCTCACGCCCACCAGTGCGAAAACGGGCGGGTTGAGTTATCGGCGCTGGGTGCCAATCTACAACAACATGGACGTATCATACATTGCGCCGCTTGATATTACATCCGGCGGGCTGGATACGGCGACGCTCACCACTGCCAAGATGCAGGCAGACGGGGATGATTTCTTGGCGCTCGTAGATGGGGTCTTTGTGGACAGGTGGCTCGATAGCATGGACACGGCAGCGACGAAGTGCTGGGTAAACCTAAACCTGGGGCCGCGCCATGAAGGGACGACAAACACAAGCATTGCAGGAGCCGGGGCAATCACGACCATTACGTTATCCAAGACAAAGGCCAACCTGGAATTCCTGCACGCGATGGCGGCGGCGGTTAATAAGGTGGTATTGATCGATTCGGAGGCGTTTATCTTTACGGGCGTAAATCTGGTGACCTACCAGCTTACAGGCGTGACACGTACCAAAAAAGATACAACCATCGCGGCGCACACGCAGCCGAAAACGGTACGCTGGATCGAACATGACATCTGGATTTTATACGGGGATAGTACCCTGACCGCGCCGGATGTGGACGACGACAATAAACCGATATTCTCACTCGCGTCCACCAACGGCGCCTGGGCCTTCACCAACTTTTACGACGCCGACAGCGCCCGAACGGGTATGTGGAAAGGGGAAGTGTTGGCCTCACGCACCGGCCTGTCCTACGTCTACACTGCCCCGACCAACACGTTTGTGGATCCGTCTACGTCACTTGGGCTGGCGCTGATCGGGAGCGCGGACTTCCAGGTCCAGAACGAAACAGGGACGCTGGCCTGGATATTCTCACACCCCGCCACGATCACGACTGTCTTATTTTCGGGCGACAAGTACGCCTCGGGCTCATGGCCTGCCATTGTGGGGCTGCAATACCTGCAAACAAATACCGCATGGTTTACCGCCAGCAACCAGGCCGCTCCGGCCGTTACATATTCCTGGGAAGCGTTCGGGCCTACGACCGCGGCACTATCCACCCCCTACCCCTCTGCCGTCCGCTTTGTGATCGATGGCCTTCTGAGCAGCGCGATCAGCGAGATGGCGCTTATCCAGTTTGACACGGTGACTATTACGTTTTCAAGCGCAAACCTGCCAACCATTGCGGTAGGTGCTGAGGCTGCGGCGTACTATTTCGACGTGACGATCACCAACAATACGAGTACGGAATATATCAAGTGCGCCGTGCCATGCGTCCTGAATGACGTGGTGACGATTGACTGCGAAGTCAAGGAAGCGTATCTCTCAGACGGTCAGAGGGTCAACGTGACGCTGTCCACAGACCGCGCCGAATGGCTCGACCTTTCCGTAGGCGCGAATACGCTGCAATATGATGACGTTGGTACGAATGCCGTGACGGTGCATTGTATCCATCGTGACAGGACGCTGTAGAGATGAATGGGTATTTAAGAAATAGTCAAAGATTCTTTGACTGTTGTGAATTTATTAACTTCTGTTGTTGTTTTGTCTTTGTTGTTTATCAATTGAAATATGTCGGTAACCAAGAAGTCGGAGTCGTTATATGACATTTTCCAATAAAGATTATGTTCAGGAAAAGGGAATTTGCCTAATTCAACACCGCGTCGAATTTCTTGAATTATCGATATCGAGCATTCCCCCGTATTTCGCTCGTCGTTTGGAGAATAATATTCAACAATTAGTTGATCGTCTAAATAAACCTGCTCTTTTGGATAGTGTCTGTACTGAAAAATCATAGTGTAATTATATCATGCCCTCCACCCTGCGAATCTTCGACCACAACTCCCGCCATTTATCTTTTCTTGAAGCGCCGACAACGCCGCGCAGCTGGCTCTTGAACAGCTTCGGCAAGGCTGAGTTCTCGGTCGGCTTGCAATATCTCAAGGACAAGCTCACGCCGAAAGAAGAAACGATCATGCAGTACGGCAACCTTGTCTTTATCGAGCACATCCCCTCAAAGGACGCCGCAGGAACGGCCAACGGCAAGCTACCGGATTGGGTCGGGATCATCCTTCCGGATCGGACATGGCCGGATAAGATCCTGAACGCGACCGCATATTCGGCGGAGGCGATATTGACCTTTCGGCCCATGCCACTGACGAAGAGCAACGGTACACCCGCATCCATGTTCAAGGAAATGCTTGGCTACGCCCGCGCAGTTACCGATGATATTGTCATACAACCAGGGATCATTGAGGACATCCCCGAAACGTTCTCGGACAATCTCGCCACGTCTGCCTATGATCACATCAAGAAGCTGTGCGCGAATTCGGGAATGGATTGGGACGTGACCGGGCAAATCGACAGTCGCGGCAACTTGCAGCTATACGCCAACCTGTACCAGCGCAAGGGCGCAGTCACACGCCTTGAATTGACGAGAGATAACGTAGAGGGAAGCGGGCCTATCCTGACAGAGCAGGGGACGCCGTATAACGTCATTTACGGGTATTCCAGCGCAGACACGAAGGAAAGCCGGTATTTTGCGAAGGGGATCAATCAGGCATCGGTGGATAAGTACGGGGTACTGGCGGCGAATATCGTTTTCTCTGGCGTTACTGACCAGACATCCCTTGCTAATGCCGCGCAGACGACCGCCGACAACTCGCCGCCGCTCCTGAAACTTCGGCGCGTGGCACTGGATGTAGGTAATACATTCGATAGCCTCGCAGCGGGGAACGTCGTCACCGTGAGAGATAACACGGTCGGTTTCAAGCCCGGCGGGGGTTTCGGGTTTAGCGCAGCCGCGCGGATATTGTCACTGGATTACAACGACCTGACGATAGGTAGTGCGCCGCTCAATTTGGAGATCATCTAATGCCAGGATCAACAGGCGGACGCACCCCCGACGCACCCGACCGCGGCGTATGCGCCATTTCCCCCTCCGATTTGGTTGGCTACACCGGAAACGCCTTGAACCGCATCAAGGAGCTCGAGCAGCGGGTAGCAGAGCTTGAGGCGGGGAATGTCACCGCCAATCAATTATCGGATCTGGCGCAGCAGATCGGATGGGCGTCTGTAACCTATCTCGGTCAACCTGGCTGGACGCAAACGGAATACGGGACGCTGATACCGCCCGCCGGATGGTCGTTCTTGGGGGCCGGGATGACACTCTCGGACGGGAATGTCTATCAAGGCGTGTTTTATGATGAGGATGGGGTATTACAATTCGGCTTCAACAAGACCACCGGGACGGTAACGGGGGCTAATGTATCTGGATATAATTATTTGATTTGTCAAGCTAATACTACTGTCTTAAGCTCTGGCAATCCAAATCTTAGTGTACTTTATAGTTCTGGATCAGGAATATTCACGCAAGAAGATATAGGCTCAGGAACAATTCACATTCTGCAAAAAGGTTTATATCGTGCCGACGCACATTCACAAGTGAATCTTCCTACAAGTTCAGGTGGTTTTGCGCTTATGAGAGTCCGTATATACAAAGAGTCTGATGATAGTTTGATTTTAGCGCATGAGGATTATGTAGGTTGGGTAACTGGCGCTAACGGAAACCAGAGTATGCAGTCACATTTTTCTTTTTATGTTTCTGTACCTGCATACATAGAATATAACTTCTTTGGCGTTACAAATTTGGCAAATGTGGACAAAAGTATTTTTTCAATTGAAAAGGTAGGTTGAATCGATTAATCCACCCGTTTAGAAAACACGCGGAGAACATAAACTATGCCATATCATAATCTAGCAAGGGAATACTCCACCACAACCGGCACGTCGGACGCGGTTCTTTCGGGTGCTGTCCCAGGCTGCAATACCTGGGATCTGGCCGGGGTTGCAACGGGGGAAATTGTACGCTATGGGATTATCACGTATTCAACGACCTCCAACCGCCCCACTCATTCAGAGGTGGGGGTTGGAACATATACCACCAGTACGAAAACACTAGCGCGAACAACGGTCGAGAGCAGCACGAACGCCGGATCAAAAATCACGCTGACGGGCCTGTCTGAAGTTTATATCTGCCCGACGCGTAAGGACTCGCCGGTCTTTGCGGCATATTACGGATCGACATTTGTGGTTAATGACACAGTGGATAATGCGTTATTGGATATAGATACCGAGTGGACGGATGAACACGGCCTTGCAACACTGGCGAGTGATGTAATCACGATAAATTATCCTTGCTGGGCGAGTATCTCGATGCACGTCACATTTGATGCGGCGGCGGCGTTCAACGGTTACGTCCATGTTGAGTGTAACCAATACGGACAAGGAACCCGCAAAGGGTTTACTACTGCGATGGGTATCCTGGCAGATACCATTTTTCTTGGGCCGTTTTTATTCAACGTTACGACAACACAGGCGATCAGTTTTCAATTTGATAACCATCTGGGTGCCAATGCAAACACAATTATCAACGATGTGCAAATAGAGGCATATCTAAAATGATAGGCTTCGACGGTATTGGATTTCACGCCATAGGTGAGATGATAACCAACCTCTCCGCACCGCTTGTCTATGAGCCCGTCAGCCGGATCGTGGCCGGGGGTTGGGGCAATGGGCGTCCGGTAGAAGTGGTGGTTCTGGGTGCGGAATTGCTTTGGGATAATGACGATTTTATTGTCTATGACAGCGGCGATCATATCAACTGGTCATAGGAGATTATTATGGCGAACAGATATATAAGCACCAACACAACCACTGGCGCACCCTCAGGCGAAAAAACAACGCTGGTAGGGACAGAGGTATTCCCGATTGCGGGGAACCAAGTTGCGCTCGTGTCCTCCGTCTCTACCTACACACGTACCGTCGCGGGCTGCTATGCGGTTCCCGCAGGCTTTGCCTCCGTCAATCCAGCCGATGCAACGACATATTACTTCGGCGCGTTCCCCCATGTGGCGCTTGGGACCACCGCAGCCATTCAGAAACTTTATATTATGCGCGCCGGTACGGTAGTCGCCGCAGATATCTTTATGGTATGCACAACCGGGACAAGTGAAGCGAGTACAATATCATTCCGGCTGAATAATACGACCGATACAACGATTTCGGCGGCCGTGGCCCTGAATGCGTCACCGTTCCATGTGCAAAACACGGCGCTCTCAATCGCGGTTGTAGCCGGGGATTATTTCGAGATCAAATGGGTAACGCCGACCTGGGCGACTAACCCGACGAACGTGTTGGGCTGGGTGCAGGTGTTTGTGAGGTAGCACTACCCCACTGAAAGCAATTAGCCCCGACTTGGCTCGAAACCTTCAGGGCTAATTACGGGTAGACGCCCGCTTTGTCGTACGGGGTGCGGGGTTTTGACGCTGCGCGCGCAACTGTCGGGCGAAGGTGCTTCATATCGTGGCAGGCGGCGGCAATCTACGAAAGAATCCTTTCGCCGCTTCCAATTGTACCATCAAAATTCAGTCGCTGAATTATAGGTTTTCACCTATCCGCACCCCTGCCAGGGCGTCTGGAGAACGGCTTTCGTCAGCGGCGTTTTAGCCGAAGAAGAGCGCCTTTATTTTTCTTCGTATCAACGACTTGATATAATTGGCCCTCGTTGCTTTCAATTGGCAAAATCTCTAAAACTTCTTCTTCGATTATAATTACATTTGCGCCGCCGGGATCTGCGGGCGCTTGTTGGGCGGCTTCTGATTTGTAGCGGTCAAGAATCGGGGTGATGCCAGTCATGATAAAAGACGGCTTTATGAAACTACCACAAGCCTCTAGCCGTTCCTTTATTGCTTCGTATATTTCTTCCTCTAAATTCATAACTCTCTCCTGGGCGAGTCCGCCCAACGGTTTGCGTTACCCGCTTGCCCTATCTTCGCGGTTTACGATTCTACTGATATGCACATGAGAAACTCCAAATCTTTTTGCATATGCATTTTGTTCCTAAAATAGAAAACTCCGCAAGTCCAAGCCGTTGATTGTTCAGGTCTACGGGGACAAGCGGAGTAATTCTTATTATAAAGCATGAAACGACCTTTGACCGTATGACCTGAACATATTCATTTTACCACATCTTCGTCATCATTACTTGGATTCGCCACAGCCTGCCCCTTGTCCGGTTCATGCTTTGTTAGCCTGCTACTAAAGCAGGAAACAAAGCAACGACGCATGAAACTATTCCAAACAAGGCAATTCTATTGTTGAAGCGTACAACTTTAGGACTGACTTTGCCTTCCTTCATGAGTTCAAATAAGTACCCTGTCCTTATTCTGCTACCGACAGTAATTGCCATTCCTAAAATAACCATTCCTGCGTTTTCCATTTCAAAACATTCTTCTGCCCTGAGCTGGCTACGATTTGTTAGAAAGCCTTACCTTGAGACCGCAACCTTTGCAGGTTTTGAGAGTGCCTTTGATACGCCACTCTCGAACCTGCTTGCAGTTCGGGCAGAAATTCGCCGGGGCTTTCTTTACAGAGTGTTGACCAAGATACATGATTTTAGGCTTTCTAACGGTTTGCGTTACTTGCGGGGCGATTCGCCCTGAGCTAATATGATAAATCGCATGACAATTTGCTCAACTTCTTCTTTTTGACGGGGCGTAAGCTCCGTCAAGTGCACGCCTTGTTCGGCGGCGTTTTTGAGTTCAATTACCTTTGCTGGCAATTCCTCAATATCTGATACACCCAATTCAAGCATGATTACTTCGATGATTGCCAAGTTTCTCTCTTCAATAGTTTTGAACATTTTTACCTTTCTCTCGGCTGGCAAGATGCCGCCGAACGGCTTGCGTTAGCGGCGCGGCTTTATCGCGTCCGCTGCACGCCTTGTTATCTTGCTTCACGACAAGGAACATTTCATTGTGGTCAATCTTCCACTTTAGGAGCGATACCACTTCGCGCTTTGTGCCACGCGAGCGACCCTGGATAGACTGCTGACCGTTTGTAACTTCGTAATCAAACCAGCCGCGCCAGCCATGAGCAGGACAGGGATTGATCGTAATTGTGCAACCGTTGTAATTCATGTTTTTTACTCCTTATGCAATGAGCAAGCTAACGGCAAGCGTTACTGGCATTTGCCCGTTCCCCTGCAAGCGTAGCACACATCTTTCGACGACAAATCTGCTTGCCAAATACGGCCTTCGCCATCACAGCGAGGGCAAGCGTCCGTCTGCACGCTTTGTTGGGCGGCTTCACGGCACAAGGCGATTACCTCTTTTGGCAACACCGCCCCAACCATTTCGTTTGGGCGACAATTGCCAGATGTGTAATCCACTTGATCCAAGATAGTTAGCAAAGCAGTTCTACAATCCATTTCAATTCCTTCCCGGGCGTGCCGCCCAACGGTTTGCGTGAGCGGCGGCGGAGTAAACCAATACCACCGCCACTCACATTGATTATTTTGTGCCGGACTCTTCGCCGTCCGCTCGACGCTGTGTTGGCTGTGTTTTTGCAGGACGACCACCTAGAGCGCCGTTATCACGACTCGCCTGCGAGCGTCTCTCGCTCGGAATGGCTCGCAGTTTTGCGCCAGCGGCTGATTGATTTGCTCTGTCCATTTCAGCGGAGCATTCATCGACTGAGAGATTTTCGCCGTACTCGGATTTCAGGCGTCGGGCGATGGTTTTCCATTCATCCGTCCCGTGATTGGCTGGTTCACATACACCATAGCGAGCGGCATACACCATAGCGGCGGCGAGCGTAAATCCGACACCAGCATTAGGGTTTTGTTTCAACATGCGGCGGTAGTGTTGTTCGTTACGCACGGCTCACCTTGATTTCGTATCGGCGTTTCCCCCAATATGCGGCATCACCAGTGGGGGCTACAATCATTTCATCTCGCTCGAACTGCGTATCGGGCGATTGCAAAATTTCGGAGTAGTGCGCATTCTGCAACTCTGGAACACGAGCAGATAAAAAATCTCGGAATTCATCTGCTGTGGTGAATATGTGTTTCTCGTCAACTCCACCACCTATACCAGTGGTGCCAATTCTCAGAGTGATTGCCAAATTCGTTTTCATCCTAGTACCCTCTATGACTTTCAGTCCAGCGGGCGCGGTGTGCCTGATTGCGGCGGCTGAGGTAGGCATTGACGTTATCAATCGCCTTCTCTGTGCTGGAAAAATCAATTTTCCCGATCTGGTTCTCAAAACCGTACGCGCCGGTCGCTTGCGCCAGATTGCTGAGAATGACGGTCTCGCGGGCGTAGCGTGTGACCTGCTCATCGGTTGGGTTACGATTGCCGATGTATGCGAGACTCTGACGAGCCTTTTCCAGATTGAGGGCCTGACCATCGGCGGCGATAGCGTTCTGAACCAGTTCCGCTACGTTGTATTCTGTACCTCTGATTTGTCGTTTTGCGTTCATTTTTATCTCCTGTATTGATTGATAGCAGGATTATAAACCCAACGTCAGGTTATTGTCAAGGGTTGGAGAGAAACTCGTTTTGCTCGGTTCATGGGTCGCGGAGCGTCCGCCAAACTTTTGCGTTAGCGGCTTGGCGTTACACCGAATGCACACTGCGGGCAACAAAACTGCATCTTGATTTGACACTGCGGGCATTTAGGATCAGGGAACTCTTTAGGACACATAAGGTCATGCTCACTTTCGGGCAACCCACAAAGTGGGCACGTTCCAGCCAAGTCCGCTGCACGCATTGTTGGAAGGCTTTCGGGAACTAAAAGATACCCGCCATGCCGCCGACAATATTTTTTATGATTTATGATTGCAACGGCTGGCGACGTACAATCACCTTCTTCGCAAATCTCATCGTCAATTTGGTACAAAGTTTGCATAGAGCCTTCCAACGGTGAGCATTACCCGCAATGGGTACTACCCACATTGATTGAAATTCGCACAGCCTACCCCCTGTCGGGTGGACGCTGTGTTAGGCTTCGTCAAGGTCAAAAAATCCTTCAAATGGCATTTCAACTCTGCCGCACTTGGAGCAGGTTGCATTGTAGCCAGGAAACAGACCTAGAGAATCGTTGACCATTACGCTATCATCCGCCTTGACGAAGCGGCCACACTTAGGGCAGACCGGCACAAACACCGCGCCACCTTCATAAGAGACTCTTCTAAAATTTTCGTATTCGTTCATTGTGCCTCGAAGAAACCGAACTAGTGTATGACCAGAATGGTCTGCTCATATGCAAGGCAGGTAATCTGTGAGATTAGGCCGGTACGTCATTGTCACGACCCCGAGAAGTCTATCTCGTCGCCGTCCGCGGGCGACTGGGGAACGGGCGGCAGTTGCTTTACCAGCCAATCCTTCAACTCGGCCCAGGCGTCCCAGCCGTCGAAGTCCGGTTCATCTTCGATTTCTTCCATCTTGGCTATGATTTGCGCGATCATTGTTCATCCTTTCAAAATCGTGTATAATAGCGACAGCGGCTAAAAGCCGCACCAATGGAGGACGGGCGCTCGGCCTGTGGCGATCTTGGCGGATTTCCTGACGAGTTGCTCGTTCTTGGTTTAAGTGGGGTCATTCGTCCGCCTGGTTGATGATCTTGTTTACGCGGGATATATCGATCTTGAAATAATCAGCAATCTCCTGCTGCTTCCAGCCCTCTTCCTGATACAGGCGACGGATCTCCAAGCGCCGTTGTCTAGCGGCGTCCTCGTAATCCGTTTTGATTGCGTCAAATACCTTGGGGGATATTCTTGGTTTGGTCATCATGTTTCTATATTACTTGATGACTAACAACTTGTCAAGTACCAATTCCTGTTATAACGAAATTGCAAGGAATTGGGGCTTGACACGTAGCAAGTTATGATTATAATGTTGTTACATTCTAATAAGTTTTTCGTCTAGTAATAGACAAGCTGACCCGCCAAGCAGCTAAAGAAAGAGAGCCACAGGTGAATAACTCATCCCCCGCCCGCACCGGGCAACCCACCCCCCCAACCGAATCTGAATACGACCGCCTTGCCGACCTTGTTCGCGCATCGCAGCGAGCGCAAGCCGTATACAACGCTACCCCCACGAAAGCGAACTTTGACGCGTGGGGCGATGCTATACACGCGCTGATTGATTGCCAGGACGCCATCGCAAGGGGGCAGCAATGAACGGCCGCTACCACGCACAAAGCCACATGCGCTTCAATATGGACGCCATTCTGGATCTGGCTGAATACGAAGCGCGCCAGAAGGCCGCCCGCGTCCGCGAAGTCGCTGCACAGCTACAGAAGCTGATGACCACCGCAGCATACGATGCGTGGTGGAACCAGGCGCCTGATGACGGCTTTCTCGTCGCGGCTGAGAAGAAGTTGGCGGAGGAACTTGTGGCGTGGGAACAGCAGGAACGCTACGCCGAGATGATCGCCAAGCGGCGCGTTGAGTTCGTGGCAGAGATACGGGAGCGCAACTCCAGCCCCTGTGAATTCGGCTCTGCGGCATGGTTCGCTGGTGTGCCGGAAGAGGAAATCTAATGATCGAAGAAATTGCCATCATTCTTTCGGATGACGAAACCTTTGACCAGACGGAAGCGCCGCGCGTCCTGTGTGAATATGTCTGCGGTGTGTGTAATGGCGAGTTGTCAATTTTATTTGCGCGCTCTCATTGGCGTGTTTTGGTTGTCTGCCCTGAACACGGCAACGTCTCAAAATGCGGTCGAGTCATGCGCTCGACTGTCAGCATGGAAATGGAGAGGGCTTTATCTAAATTCAATACAGTAATCCGCAATCTTCCTGATTTATGGGGTGAGCTTCTGGAAAAGAGACTTCCCCCGCGTGAGGGGGAAAATCGCCGTCAACAAAATATTCGTGAACTTGGATTCTAAAAGGAGAATACTATGCCTATTTCTGGCCTCACCGATGCACCGAAAGCATTTATGAAACTTGGGATGATAAAAAAAGGGGAGATGGTTGAATTCACGAAAAGAGACGGGAGTAAAGGAACAAAGCCCGTTGACCTGGATTACTTCCGCATGATCTTTTCGCCCG